ATGGGACTTGAATCTGTAATGACCGTACAAGATTACATATTTTCAGAACCTAAGGAAATCACTATTGACTACATAGCAACCGCAGATCGACCCCATATATTTGACATTGACGAAACATCACTACAACAATACTTACTAGAAGTCATAACCAGAAACAAAACTGTCACAGTTGCCACATGGCTATTGGTTGTAAATAACTACCTATTCCTAACTAAAAATGAATATCTTGCAACTTCACCTTCCATCACTGATAGTTTTATCGAACAAAAAGCAAATGAATTTAGCATTGATGATATATCTATATTTATAGAGGCAAACGGAGGGATTGACAATCTACGTCGTTATGGAGCTTCTTCGCTTTATGGTTACCCATACATAAGCCTGCTCATCAAAAAATATGAATTACATGATACAAATGAAAAAATTAATTCGTTGCGTAACATTATTGAAAAAGATGGATGGTATCATGTTAACGTTAGTGACCACATTGATATTATTGACCATAATTCAAAATTTAAGCCCTTAGAAATTATTGGTACCTCTTTTCTTGCAAAAAACATATTGACCACATGGAAACCAATAGATATTGAATCTTTTGAGTCTTATTTGCAAACCTTGTACAACTTTAGTAACGTTAAAGATTTCTTATCTGGAGAAAAACCTCACCTAATGAAACTGGAAATGTTAACGAGTATATTTTTATCGTCACACAGACCAAGTCTTAAGTTCGGCGCATTAAAAAGCCTTAACCATACATTAAATGGAATTCTAAGCCGTCTTTAGTAACGTCATAAATAAGGTCGATTATTCGACCTTATTATTTAACCCTTAATAGATCTGCATAGCGTGTTGTATACCGCGGCGATAGCATTTCACGTTTCATCTGCCACTGCTGCTGAATGCCCTGCCCTGCAAAGTATAGCGTTCCTTTCCCATCTTTTTCATTCAAGTGATCGAGCACCTCCATCAACCTCTCGCTATCTGCCCGTGGCGCGTTCTCATCGAACAAGTTGAGCTGCGCCACTCCCTGACTAAAAAAGTCACCTAACATGATTCCAGCCTTTTGATAGCGGTACCCATCCTTCCAGATTCGATCCAAGCATTTTACGGCCGCGTTGATGATGTCGCGTGAATCTTGGGTAGCTGTGAGAAGCTTCATTGACGCACTATTACCGTAATATGGCTCGTTAAGCGCAAAAGGTGAGGTTTTCACGAAGGCCGAGATAAACCGGCAATACTGATGCTCGCCGCGAAGCTTTTCGGCGCCGCGCGCCGCATAGCTGCAAATAGCCTGGCGCATCTGTTCGTACTCGGTGACGCGTTCGCCGAACGACCTGCTGCAGACAATTTCCTGCTTCGCAGGTGCAAACTCTTCCAGATCGAGACAAGGCTCGCCTCGTAACTCCCTGACGGTTCTCTCCAGTACGACATTAAAGTGTTTGCGAATAATCCATGTACTCTGCTCAGAGAGGTCCAGAGCTGTTTTGATGCCCATGGAATTTAGCTTTTTACTGATTCTGCGACCAACACCCCAAACATCCTCTACAGGCACGATAGCCAATAGTCGACGCTGCCGATCGACATTTGACAGGTCAACTACCCCGCCCGTCTGCCGCTGCCATTTCTTTGCGGCGTGGTTGGCGAGTTTAGCGAGTGTTTTTGTCTGGGCAATGCCAACGCCAACGGTGAGGTGCGTACGCTTCAGAACCGTAGCGCGGATCTCCTTGCCGAACTCCGTCAGGTCCCGGCAGTTGCGAACACCTGTCAGGTCGCAAAATGCTTCGTCGATACTGTAAATTTCGACGCGAGGGCTCATTTCCTCAAGCGTCGTCATTACCCGGTTCGACATGTCAGCGTAAAGCTCGTAATTGCTGCTGAAGCAAACAACGCCAGCGCGCCGGAAAAGCTCCTTTTGCTTGAAGAATGGCTCCCCCATAGTGATTCCGACCGCTTTGGCTTCTGCACTGCGTGCGATTACACAGCCATCGTTATTTGAGAGAACGACAACCGGCCGCCCTCTCAGATCCGGTCTGAATACAGTCTCGCATGATGCGTAGAACGAATTCACATCACAGAGAGCAAACATATTCAGCTCGCCGATTTAACGATGAAAGTCACGACGCCGAAAACGTCCAGCGTGTCTTCGCTGCCAACAACAATCGGACTATATGCGCTGTTCATAGGATTGAGTTGCACTGTAGGGCGCAGCTGCAGGCGTTTTACAGTGAACTCTCCTTCTACAGCGGCGATAACAATGTCTCCATGCTCAGCAGTGCGTGAGCTGTCCACCACCAGCAGATCTCCGTCGCTGATCCCGGCTTCGATCATAGAATCACCCGCGGCTTTGACGAAATATGTGGAGCTCGGGTGAGCGACAAGTAACTCATTGAGATCGATACGCTGTTCAACGTAATCAGCAGCAGGGCTTGGAAAACCACACTGTACTAAGTCACTGAAAAGCGGGAGAGCGATAATTTCTCGCAGTTCTGTTGGCCTGATGAATTCCATTGCACACACCTCAAAGACTGTTTTTATATACAGTAGTTTTATTTGTAAGTGTCCGCAAGATGCAGGCCCAGCAGCGGCTGCTTAAAGCTTCGCCGTTTCGTTTCTAAGTTTCTCACGCGCTTCGAATTATGCCGTTTGTAAATTTCTCAACTTAAGTCGGGGCTGTCTCAGCAACTTTAATTTTTTGGTTGAATAAACAATCAGTCGGCATTTCTACCCGAACGCAGACGAACTGATCAGCAGGGATATCAACAGGATCTCCATCGTTTATGCCGTCCTGTTCGTTCTTGGCGAATGCTGGTGCATCAGAGTGTGTACGATGATAGGTTTTGACCAACACAGAACCATCGGCATTAACCTCATAATCCAGCCAAATCAGCGGTTGTTTATTCCGGTCTGTGGGAATCTCAAACCCTCCGTCGATACCGCCCCAGGCAGCGTCTGAATTGAGTGATTCACACCCATCAATGAGATATTGGCCTACATCCAGACGAGTGACCGTAACGCCTTCTGATTCATCGTTAGTTTCATATCGTCCGTCACCGTAAATCTTCACAATTGGTGACGCGATTTTGATAAACCCGTTGCTATCTACGGTTGTGTTGCTTGTATCACGCACTACGGCGAGATTGTACCAGGACTGAGAGTTGGGGTTATAAACCTTATAACCGAACCCACGTTTACCATTATTGTCGCCATAAAAACCTATTAGCTGCATTCGGGCGGCTTCATCGGCAGAGGTAATATCAATCCATGCCCCTACGGCTCCACCTTCAACCTGGCCAGTAATGAAGCCGGTACTGTTTTTCCAGTAAATGTTCGTCGGTGTATCACCAGGCGCAAACCGTGCGGTCTTTTGTCTTATGGCTCCAATGTTAGTACAGGCTCCCCAGTAATCTCCGGTGGTTGCCCCCGTTCCGCCATAACGGGTTCCGAGTGGGACCGGATTACCATTATCCGAAACAACGACGCCCCATTCGTCTTTTCGTACGACAAGCGCATGATCCTGCGACGGGCCATAGACGATGCTCTGATCTTCCTGGGTAACGAATGTGCCTAAACCGAGGTTTGTGCGAGCGCCTGATGCGGTTGTCGATCCGGTACCACCCTGGTTAACAGGCACGGCCCCGCCGCTCTTGGTTGCCATATTGTCAGACAGATATTTCCATGACGGGCCGGTGAAGGTAGTGCCGTCTGGCAGCTTCACTGTGATGTTTCCGGCGGCGCTGTAAACCTGCTGCCAGTTCTGTTTGTCGTAATTCAGTCCACGCAGCGCCTCAGCACTTTGCGCCACCAGCGCGGCAGTTACCATGTTCAGCGCCACGCGTGGAACTGCTGACCAGGCCGTGTCCGATTGCGTTGGCCCAGTAAAGCTGCTGACCAGCGTAAGTTGCGCATTACTCTCAACCGATTTTACGGGCAATGTATACGGTACACCGCCCACAGTAGAGACAATAAAGTCACCTGCGGCGAGTTCTGTTGCGAATGAGGTTCCGGAACCGCCAACAATAGCGGATCCGTTTGTCAGGGTGATAGTTCCTGCAGACATCTGTGCTCCTTACGGGCAATAAAAAACCCCGCCGGAGCGAGGTTTATTCAAATATGACTGCCTATTGGCAGGTGGTACTACTGAACGTGTTTGCGCTGACCCATGACCAGTTAAATGGGTAACCGGCGCGGTACTGGGTCTGATTACTTTGCTTCCGCACTCCGTAAATCTGGACGATGTTCTCCTGTCCGCCGATCAGGGCCGTTCCGGTACATATGGGATGCTGCTTCTGAAGAACGCCAGCGCAACCAGAGAGCAATGCAGCCACCGCCAGGCAAAGAATCATGTATTTCATAGTGGTTATATCCCAGGGTATTCAAGAGGTTAAACAATAACAAGATGAATCAAAGGGATATAATTGATTCTGTAGATCAATTTCATAAGATTGATCGCTGAAAACGATCAATCGTAGTTGGCGCAGTTGATGGCCATAATCACGTTTCTCAGATTTGAATACGAGACGTTCTGAAGGTTTCCGCTGGGCGTTGTTTGTGGTCTGGCGAATATTCGCGTATTGCCTCCCTCAAGTTTTGCCATGCTCTTGTAAATCGCCGAGTAGGGCTGCGGCTGGCCGCCGGCCGATATAACTCCAGTAATTAGACCCAGCATGGCAGGCATACAGGCCCATTTCCCCGCCAGCGTGGTATTGATGTTATAACCTGAACTTGCATCTACTCCGGCAGTACCGAGGGTTACCACATCACTGAGTGTGCGCGTTTCGTTTGTCAAAATAAGCGTCCCTGACGCATCCCAGACGGCCAGCCCGTAGTCAGGCTTTGTCTGTGGGAAAATAGAGAAAAAATAAACGTACGCTGTGCCGGTTGCATTTGGTCTGAGGAAATCAACCGAGATAGTGTTCCCGCTTATCGTCTGGGTGATTTCCGCCTCAACCGTGCAATGAACGAAGGCGGCAACGGGCTGCCCTGAGGGAAATGTGTGCGTCACTTTGGTATTGAAACCCGATGTCCCCTGTAGTTCTGCTGTCTTCCGTGCCTGCAACGAAATAGGCGAACTGTTAGCGGTGACCCATACTTCTCCGGCCGTAGTCGTCAGTAAAACGCCATACTGCGCCATTTATGCCCTCTCTATCTGGAAAATGAGATACGCCGCAGCCGCAGGCTCAGTCCCTTCGGAGTAGTCGGTATCGCCTACTGCCGATACCGTTGCGGTGCCACCTGAAATAGTGATCTTCCTCCGGCTCGTTCCCCACTGATCACCGTTCATGATCTGAAAATAAGTAAGCTTACACCCCGGTGGAAGCACGACTGAGTAAAAGCCTGTTTTCTGGTTCTGAGCCAGCTGAAGATATCCACTTACACTGACTGGCTTAATCCCATAGTTGTTCGCCCTGCCTGAGGTGTCCCAGGTTTCAACTCCGTACTGAGCCATAGCTGTTCATCCTAAAAAAGGACCCCACCTGAGGCCCAATGTTTACCATGTTCCCGTGATTCTCCCGATCTGCACCCTCAACACATTGTTGGCGTCACGCACACTTATTGTCTGGTTTGTCTGTTTCATGGCCCCCTCTCCAACTGTCGAACCGTAGTTCTCGAATGTTCCTGATTTATCCAGCCTCCATCCGACAGACCCAGCAACGTAGTTATTGGACTGGATGAAGTCGCCGATTTTGGCATTGGTGATCGTGCCATCCTGAATAAATGCGGAGCTCATAAAGACTTGACCATTGATGACAGCGAATGGAGAGTACTGGGTATCACCGCTGCCGCTCATCAGTACAAACTGGTTAGCGTTGAAACCAACTCGGGTGACTACCGGCTTCCCCGCCTCTGCAAGCACCGCAATAGACATCCCGGCGTTGTACATCACCCCGTTTATTCTCACACCTGTTTTGAGGGTGTAGATTGCCGAAGCACCGGAGGCATCTACGACGGCTGTAAGCTTGTCTTCCAGGGAAGCGGTGACGTCCTCTATCTGCGCCTGTACCTGCGTCGAAAGTTCGGCCATTGCCTTATCAACTTCAGCAATCGTCGTTTTAACAACCAGAATATCGGCGCGCACTTCCCCGTATTGTGCCCACTGGTGCTCAACTGTTCCGTGGTTCGCCAGGGCGTTTTGTAGTATTCCCTCAATGTTTGTATCTATGTCACCAGTGAGGCGCTCCCCATCAGCAGAGGTAAGAAAATCGTTAGCGATATCACCCAGATAATCATCGGCGTTATCGTTAGACATCCCCCGGATCCAGTCGGTATACCCGGACTCGTTACCCGTTCTGTCGACAAGCTGTGCGCGGTACCAGAATTCCTGCCCTGCTTTAAGGCCGAGCTGGGTGTATTCCGCAGATGGATAAGGCACGTCTGAGAGCAAAAATGGATCTGAAAAGTCACTGTTTGCTGTGTACTGAATTTCCGTTTTTAGCGTATCGCCGGTGTTTGCCGGGAAACCCCAGTTAAGACGAATCCCCCAGTTAATGCCCGTGGCTGTGAATCCTACTGGCTTAGGTGGATTGCCAACTTTGCCGGTCAACGTCTTCTCTTCTGAATATCCCCATCCTGAAGATATTTCGGCAGCATTGATGGCCCGCACGCGCACAAGATAACGTCCGGCATAAATTCCCGGAACGTCGAATGACGTGGTGGAGCTGCGCGGCACGTTAACCCAGTTCCCGTCGTTGCGGCGCCATTGCGCCTCATAGGCGATAGCATTTTGAGCCTGGTCCCAGCTCACGCGCATGGTTTCGACGCTGATATTCTGCTGCACCACGGAAAACGAATTGATCGCGATGTTGCCTGGTGGCGACTGGTTACCAGGAGGAATGACACTCACCGGCCGCTGATCTATAACGGCACCTGTATCGATACGGGCATATTTATCCGGATCGTGATTTGCCCCCGTGATGGTATATGTCCCGTCATTGTTATCGGTGACACTAACCACCCTGTACTGCTGCGCATAGAGTTTATCACTTTCAATAACCCATACAGCCTCGGCCTGTGGAAGCTCGCTAAAAGCGGTGGTCACGGTGACCATTTCACCTGACAGGGACTGAATCGTTCGGGATTGGGTGATACCCGACGGCAGGTTTACCATTATCCTGTCACCGGCCTTAGCACTTGGTACCCGGTCAAGTTTGAGTACACGACCATTAACCGCGGATAATCGACCGCCTAAATCTCTCCCTGAAAGATTTCGGTCAGAAACAGCAATTATGTAGCCCGGCTGAGGAATATTGCCGTCCAAGCCAACGTCAAACGTTACAACCCTGTCTTTATTGTTGGTCAGGATCCCCCAGCGCCCTTTTCTGTTAGCCTCAGACTGCCGGGTGCAACCGATGGCGGTGATCTCAAGCTGGTTGAAACCATAGCGCGCCACCAACTCCTGTTCGAAGACTGGCTCCATTGCATCAGCATACCCATTTGCCGGATCAGACCAGGAAACAAGAGCGTTTGTGTAGCGACTTTTGGTTGTGCTGCTGGAATATACAAATTTGCCGTCGACTACGTTAGCGTGCGTGTAGGTAAAATCAACATCTCTGGGCATGTCTGCAAGGGCAACAATCTGGTCGTCTCCCCAGTAGGTCATGCCTCGAAAAATGGCGGCAAAGTCACGCAGGACGGTGTAAGCGTCATTTCGATCCTGAATGTATACGTTGCAGGTGTAACGAGGTTCAGTTCCGCTACCACCCTTACCATCCGGTACCGGTTGATCACAATATTGAGCGACCTGATAAAGCGTCCATTTGTCGATATTGGCTGCCGTTAGCCGATTACCAAGGCCGAAGCGGTCGGTGACCACCAGATCGTAAAATATCCACGCAGGGTTATCCGTCCATGCCCACTTAAATGCGCCCGTCCAGGTGCCGCTGTACGTTCGTGTTTCCGGGTCATAGGTATCGGGCACACGAATAACACGTCCGCGAGGCTCGCAGGAAATTTGCGGAATTGAGCCATTGAACTGGCTCGAATCAAATTCGATGTACAGTAGCGCGGTGTTCGGATAGCGCAGTTTGGCGTCGATTACTTCTGTGAAGCTTTGCAGCGTCATCGTGTCGCCAATCTTCGCGCTATTGGCATCGGCTGTAATCTTGCGCAGCCTGATGGTCCAGGTGCTGCCCGCCTGAGGTAAATCAATACGGTGGCTGCGTTCATAACCAGAGGTGGTTTTCCCGGTCACGCTGGTATTTAGCACCGTCAGCCAGGTGCCACCATCTGTCTGCAGGTCAATTGCGTAGTTGACCGAATAGCCAACCAGATCGCCATCGTCCTCCTGTTTGAAGAGAGAAGGCCATTTTAGACGCAGGCGAACAGCTGAAAGCTGCGTATTGGTGAACGTGCGCGTCCATGCAGTGGTGCTGGAAACTTCGGTACCCACGTTAATTTCGTTTTCAGTACCCGGGATCCCTTGAATGTATTTTTGCGCCTGAGTTCCAGAACGAAACTCCCACGCCACACCGCTGAAGTTCTGCGAACCATCTGCGTTTTCAAGTGCAGTGCCATCGAGATAAATATCGCGCGCAGTAAGGCCACCAGCAAGTTCACCCTCTCCCAGCGCGAGAAGGATTTTTGCCTTGGCTACTGACTGCAGATCGTCTGGCTGTTCTGTAGGAGTTCTTGAGCTTGAACTGCCGCCCTTGCGGCCTTTAATAGCGGTTGCTATAGCCATATTGCGCCCATAAAAAAAGCCACCCGGAGGTGGCTTATTGAAATGTGTTTAATCTAGTAGAATTCAACTTTCGTATTCGCTGTCATTAGTACTGGCTTCGGCACAGGATTCCCTGCGCTCTGCATTGTTACTTTACATATTTCTGGAACAAGCTTTTCGCTATAATGACAAGTATTCGTTGCTGTATAACCTTCCGAGTAAACTGATGTGTTTATAATTTTATAATCAAGAGGCTTCCTGTCTTTATCAACATAAGATATTTCGTTTTTAGAGAGGACCTTACCAGAACCATAAAACTCAGAACGTATCAAATTAGAATTATCATCATAAAAATGCTCAGATATTTTCTTACCCAAATAATAGGTGTCTTTAATTAAGCCATTCGAGTAAAGACTATATCGCAACTCGTCACCATTTTCATTTTGAGTCAAAATATTACATTTTTCATCGAGCTGTATAGAGAAAGGCTTACCATCTCTTTGGCCAACAAGACTTCCATTACTATTTTTTAGATTTGTTTCATGACCAGACGAAACGTTATCAAGATCTAAGCTTTCGACACAACCATTCTTAGCTAGTCTGATGGAGATTTTATAAGTGACCTTACCATTTTCTTCAAGATTAGTATCTAATGATTTGACAGCTCCTTTAACTGGATTGAAATCAAAAATAGTAGATAAATTATAGAGGAGAGGTATGTAATGGTTATCAGCTAAAGCCATGCCTGAAAATAAGGAAGTACAAAGGAAAAGAGTAGATATTTTTTTCATTTTTGAATCTTAGCTCAAGTTACCCCATATTAAGTAAGCCCATTACAGCATGCTTACTGCTGATCTTCAACATAGATACCGGCGGAGATGATCGCGCCACCTATACGGCGCCGTCCGTACAAGAGCGGTACCGGATTGCCCTGAGCTGTCGTATTTGTTACTCCACCAAAGGCATAACTAGCCTTGTTGTCTGCCGATTGCTTGCTGGCAAGTCCGGTTGTCTGTGGAGAAAGCATTTGAACGACACCGCCAAGGGCCATCGCAGCGCCAAATTGCATTAGAGGAACGCCGACAGCACCACCGCCAAAGTATGACGCCACAGCACCAACTGCGACCAAAGCCACGCCTAAGATGGTCTGGAATACTCCACCACGTTTACTCCCGAGGATAACCGGAGCAATACGGATATCAGCACTACTCTGATCCATAGAGAGTTCGTCATCGTTCAGGTTACGCTTTCCACTGAATACAGCGTAAGTAAGCCCACGCTGCTTGCTGGTATTCAAAAACCGCTCGAAGCCTGGCACGATAACGCACAATGCGCGGATGGCTTCTTTTGGTGAAGCTACCGAAAGTTGGAATTCGCGGCCAAACGTAGTACCCAAAACACCATATAGGCGAACAGTACGGACGGATTCGCACATTATCCCTCCTGCATGATTAGGCTTTTATGCCTGACAATTTTCATGGTTCTCTCCATCCAGTAACCTCCATATGGCACACGTTGACTGAGGTGACCATAAAGATGGTGGAGAAGCATGTTCCCCTCCACCAAGATCCCTGAATGGTTCCACTTATTCGATTCCACCTGCATGATGATCAAATCGCCCGGCATTGGTGATCCACTAAATTCGCGGAAACCACATTCGTACCAGCAATCCTGATAGAAATTTTCCGGATAGTCCTTTTCCCACCAGTGGTAATCCACCCGATAATCGTTCAAGTCAACGCCGTGTTCCTGCCTGAAATAGCTCATCACCAGCCCCCAACAGTCGTAGTGTCCGAGCACAAACGGGCGCCCGAGTAGAGGCAATTCGCCGCGGGGAGTAATGGTACGAAAGTCTCCTTCCGGCCAACTGACAATATGCCAGGGCAGCAACGTTGCATCGCATTGAGCCTTGTCCAGTTCGCTTGGTTGGGTTGTCGCATCAGGGTGACTATGTACGATTCCCGTTATCGTCCCCCAGTCTTCAGCAGCAGCGTAGTCCTCTGGCGAAAGGTGAAACTGTTCCGTTGCTTCGACAGCCAGATTACGGCATGGGAAATAGCGTTCCACCCGGCTTTTCTGCGCTATCACGCCGCAGCATTCGTGGGGATAGTCTTTCGCTGCATGCGCCAGGATGTCCTGAATTGTTTTCTGACGCATGTTAACTCCTGATCAAAGATGTTCCCGGAAAACCACCGAAAGAAAGTTCATTGTGTTCACCAAACCGAAGCTTGCAGGCGGTGAGCGTGCCGTTACATTCATCCAATGAGGGATCGCTTACCGGATTGTTGTTTTTGTCGAAGTAAAGCGTGCCCGTATAATCGCACCCATCGCCGGTGCGATACTTATTCCGGATGCACCAGGTACACAGGGAATGAAGCTGGCGCGTCGGGATCATCAACCCCGGCAGATCCATCGGGCTGGTAAGAACAAACTCGATACTTTCACCGGGAAGCTCGCTATTTTTACCGTCGATATAGAAAACCCGCTTTCTCACCTGCAAGGGATCTGCTGTTGGATTTCCATCAGGGAAATTGCGCTCATCCAGGTAATGCGCAAAAGTGTCATGAATCGTAACTTTGGCCTGCAGCATATCGTCATAGGCCAGACAGAGCGCAGTGATAGAGCTGTCAATGTTGGCAACGGTGAGCGTCGGCTGGGCGCTGCTGCCATCGGTTGAAGCTTCCAGTCCCTCGAGCTTATATGGCCAGGCACCATACTCTTCGCCCTGCCACCAGATACTCTTCGCCTTTAACTTTGATTCGTCGCCACCAGCAGCCGCAATCTCTTCTTCAGTATGCGGGAGATTATAAGCGTGAAAGCGCAGAACGTGGTCCAGACCAAACGCAGAACCGTCTACCTCAAGAAGACGTATTTTCTCACCCGGTTCGAGGCGTTGATAATCTTCAGTAATCATGGTGCGTATGCCTGTTTGAAGGTTGCTTTTAAGGTCATCACTTTGCTGGATAGCGGCTGGGCTTTAATGGAATCAGCTTCAATCCGGTACAAACCGGTTTCGCCAACAGGAGACGTCCAGATAAAGGATTTTGTGATGTGCTTGCGGCAAAAACTCAGCGCATCGAGCATCTCTGCCTTTTTTCCCGTTAAGGTCATCGGCCATGACTGTTTTTCAGGGTTGATGCCTTCACCGGCGATCTGTTCGGATCCGTCTCCAAAGGATGCGGAGCGTGTTGCGTAAGTGAACTCCCCTTCCATTCCCGCCTGAATCTGGGTTCGCCAGGTAAATGTTTCGATCGCCAACTTTCCTCCGGGTATAAAAAAACCCAGCGAAGGCTGGGTTAATCACGTGAAAACCTATTTATTATTAAAACGATTCCACAGTCGAAATTCGGTAGACATAAGGCCCACGTTGCGATCCGTTCTCGTCAATTTCGTTGTATGTAATGATGCCGTCAACATTTAGAGGTACATCCAAAACATCAATTGTGGCAATGTTCTTTTGGATTGTTGACCCCCAATCAAGAAGGGCTAAACCTTTCCCAAATTCTTCCATTACAAATGGGTATCGTTCGACTCCCCATGTCTCGTAGTTTTCTACAACGCCAAAACCGAAGGAAGCATTGTCATAATTGAGTTTGTTGTCATTCAGAACTGGAGAAACGAATGAAATACTCGATTTTTCATCCCCTACCCACAGAGCCGTCACCTTAACTGAAGCCATTTCTTGTCCCTTAACCCATTAATTTCAGTAACATAATCATACCATTCACAATGCCCGGATGGTGTTTATTTATGACACGATTACCAAAAAGGGATATAACAAATAACGGTCACTATTAATCATCTCGATTTCGTCGCATTCCAGATAAGACCTCCTGGCTGAAGTTGTTTGGCAATCCCTGCACGAACAGACTGATCGATGGTCTGTTTGTAAGCCCGAGAAATATCATCATTGTTGCCGTAAGTCTGCTGCTGAGAGTTCTGGCTTTGAACTACCACAGACGTTTGAACTGTTACGCCACCAGCTGCATGCGAATGCAGCCCATGCATTGGGGCAGTACCAACATAACCGCCGTTTGCATAGCCCTGAGCTCCACGCATAAGCGCATAGAGATTGCCGATCCCCAGTGCACGAGTCGCTTCCTTCGTAAACACAAACTCACCGCCATGAACTACGCCTTTCGGTTGGTATTTACCGCCATCGCCGGTGTAACCGCCGCCATCAAAACCGGGAACCACACCACCGCCTGAAAAACCAAAGAACGCGCCGATACCTGTGCCACCAAACGCTGACTTCATTCCATTAACCAAAGCCAGTTGTGTCAGCATCTGGGCGATGCCCTTGAGGAAGGTAGACAGGAAATCTGAGAAGTTAGATTTACCGGTCGTGAAGAAATCAGTCAGGGTGCTGGCCATCCCGGTGAAAGCATTGCTGGTAATCGTCTGAACCTGCGAGTAAACATTGGTCGCACTGTCCTCAAATTCAGCCCAGCCCTTTTTCGCGCCGGTCAGCCAGTCACCCCGTAGCTGATCCTCAGCATCATAGTAATCGTTAGCTGCCTTAAGCTGTTTCTGATATCCCTCTTCATCAAGCGAACCACCAGTATTTTTCCAGCCGGCGGCGAGCTGACTTTTTGCCAGCTCACGCTGCGCCTGGCGGTCACTCATCCCCGCGCCACCCAGTAATGCGGCCTGTTTCTCAGCCATCTGCGTGACGTATTTCTGCGAGGTATCTATGCGCTTGTTAAGCAGTTCCTGCACGGAAATCTGATCACCCAACAGGGCTTTCTGCCGTGCCAACTGAAGCACCTGGTCTTTACTCGCCAGCAGGGATTGCTCCTGCTTTGTCAGTGAACGTGAACGCGAGGCCTCCTCCAGCACCTGAAATTTCGCTTCAGTCGTCCACAGTTCTTTGCGCTGCTGGCTGATAGTGTCGTTCAGCCCTTTATGCTGCTGTAGCGCGCGTAACTGTGCCTGAAGCGCCAGCAGCTCGGCCTGGGCAGCATCCGTTCTGCGATCGCCAGCCGAGAAAGTGCTCTGCTTTCCGGTTTTCGTCTTTTTGCCAAAAGAAGCGACTCCTTCCCGATCCTTCTGGGTGGTTGCGGTACTTATCTTTCTGGTCGTATCGAGGTATTTACCTGCGCTGATATCAGCCGCATCCCAGTCTTTTTTCAGCTGAGAAACACTGTCGCCATAAGCGCTGGCCATTTGTTCGTTATAGTCCTGCCATCCCTGCAAAGTATCCGTTTTCGCCCAGTCAGGAATGAGATTAATCGCAGCCGCGATAGAGGAAGAAATGATCTGGTTCAGCTTCTGGAAAACGATCGCAACGCTGTAATAAATTGCGTTGAATTCCTTCAGAGTGTTTGATGCCAGCTCAGCTACCCACTGACCGATACTCTGCATAGCCTCAGACGCCCAGCCCTTGATATCCAGCCACAGTCGTCCAAACGGTGTCAGCGAGTCGTAAGCCTGCTCTCCACGTTCTGCCATCGTATCGCCAAACAGGTCCATAGCCTGCGTAACGGCCGCTGTCTGGTCCTTTTGCTTCACCAGCTCATCAATGTGCTTAAGCTGCGAAACGGTCAGGAAATTATATTGTTCGTTGAGACTCTGCAGCGCTTTAACAGGATCTTTTTCGATGTCCTTATAGGCTTTGGTGATGTCCTGCGCTGAGACTATACCGGTCTGAACCGCCAGCGCCGTAGAGCCCGCTGCTTTTTCAAGTTGCTGCTGTGTCAGCGATCCCATGCCAACCAGCTCAGTCATCAAACTCTGAACGGTACCTACAGTAGCGCCAGTAGAGGCAGCAATAGACTGAGAGGAAGCCATAATCTGGAGCGCTGACGTGCCGGCAATATTGCCAGTCCTGATAATGGCCTTGTTGATTTCGTCGTAGGCGGTGAAGTAGTCCGCTCCCGCTTTTGCAGCAATCAGAACAGCACCGGCCAGGCCACCAATGGCCACTCGGGCAGGAGTCACCATCGACAACATCGCTTTACGAATCGCGCAGCTGGCCGCCCTGCTGAATGGCTACCATATAAACCGGCATACCAGACGCCAATGAAGTTACGATGTCGGTCATTTGCATTGGTAGATAACGCATCGCGTTGCGGTATTGCCCCGCGCTGATCGCTCCTGAATTCCACGCTTCCTCCTGCTCTTTCAGTCGGGCGATCATCGGTGCAGCACGATCGGACACGCCAAGTTGGGCTGCTTTTAGCTCTAATAGTTCTGCGCGCGTTTTTCCGATTGCTGTGACCTGCTCTTCCAGCGAATCGATAAAGGTTTTGCCCGCCGCAGCTGCACGCTGTGCTGCCTGTGCCTGTTCAATGCGAGCCCGCCCCTCTGCGGTCTCACACTCCATGACCTGCGCCAGTTTAGCTCGGGTCATCTCAAGCACGCTGTTGTAGCGAGTAAAGTCTTCATCCCCTACCAGCCCTTTACCGCGAAACTTCGCCAGGCTCTCCTGGATCGTGTCCAGTTCATCCAGCGCCTTGTTTACCGGGCTAATTTTATTCAGCAGGTTCTGCAACTCCTGGCGCTGTTGCTTCAGGCTTTCGCTGTTTTTCTTTTGGTTATCGATACCGGTGCGGAACGTACTGTTCAGGTCATCAGCTTTACCTGCCGCGGCGGTCGCGGTTTCCTGAAAGCGATCCAGTGCCTGATTACCGCGCTCCAGCTCACTGGTATTTACACGCAGGGAAATCGTGGCGATATCGTTACTCATTCCGCCCTCTCTTTATGCATAATTTTTAGCGCAGCACTTTCCATCACCCGGATGTCCGAAAGCGCGGTTGCCTCGTCGTCGACGTTGTGCAAACGCATCACCCAGGGCAAAACGTTATAGTCGAGCCCGGACGCGCCCCCCATTCCCGTTCGCCATTGCGTACTGACAGTCTGAAACACCAGGAATGAAGTCCATACATCTGGCCAGACGTCGATGTATTGATCGTCGTAATCATCCGGCGTAAGCCCGTATGGTGCTAGGTCTGCCGCTGTGGGTTCAGGCGTATAGAACGCAGAGGCAACCGCTATCAGTTTTTTTCGCGCTGCCCCATCAGCTCGCGGTAGTAGGTTTCCGGGATGGCCTTCATCGCCGCCGGATAGTTTTCCAGCAGCACCGACAGGTTTTCCGCGTTGAATGCATCCGGAAGTGCCCAGCCAGCAATGATTTCCATCAGAAAATCAGTGGCGGTTTTACCTTCGAGTTTTTCGAGGTCAGCCAGTTCTTTAAGTGGCTTGTGGTTGAACGTGAACGTCAACACGCCATCCTCATCGCCAGCTCGGGGGATCGAGACATTGGCCTTGAATGTAGGTTTTGGCTGAAGGGAGAATTTGGTCGCCATCGATACCTCTTAACGAAAAAAGCCTCCATTATGGGAGGCATGGAATAGTGAAAGCTCTGACGGGTCAGGCGGCAGCGTCAGTTACCTTGTAGAACGTCATCGCCGGTGACTGCAGGTTCAGCACCACACTTACTGTCTCTACCTCGTTAACCGCAGTAGTTGGCGTATCGTCAAAGGACGCCGTGGCCGCCCAGTAACGGTTTTCCTTCGCCTTCGGCACGTACATGTAAGCCGCAACCGTCTCTTCGTCTTCGTCCAGTTGGCGCAGCAACGGATATACCGGGAGAGTTGAGTCGTGAGCGATCGAGTAGGTCTGAGAGACAGCGGATTTATAAGTATTCAGGTTGCGCTGGCGATCATCGCTCAGGAACTGAATCTGTGTGGTGTTCTGATCGCCACCAGATTTCGACACCTCAGTAATTTGCGGCAGCTCGGTCCATTCAAGCACCTTGCGGATCGAACCGGTACCGCCACCAGCGGCATATTTGTTTTTGTTGGTGGTATTGATATTGCGAAGAGTTACGGCGCTTTCGGCAATCGCATCAATTTTTGCAATGACGTTATCAACACCGGACCAGTTGCAGTTCACATGAACAATATCACCCACCTTGAGTGCGTCCGCTTCACTCACGGTGATCACCATATTTTCGGCGTTCGTCGCCCCGGTGAAAGTAATGGCTGGGCCATAACCCGATGCCAGATAGACGTGAGCGCCGTTAGGCAATGCAAAGCCCATATTGGTTACTCCTTTAGAAACGGGAAAACCGGCAAAGTGCCGGTCAGTTTTAGAAGGTTGCAAGGATTAGCTGGAGATATCAGCTCGATAATTGAGACTAACGGGAATGGTATAAGAGACAGATGTAGTGATCCCGCGGAAAACACCAGGCGTTTGATCTATCCAGCATGTAAAACCCCTGCCTTCAATCTCCTGCCCCTCGGGGAACAATTCAGCCACGCGATCAGCCAGGGCCACAACATCGGTACGGCCTGTGCCGGCTGGGGCCACAACGTTAATCTGGTATACACCTGAATAAATGCGGCAGCGCAATCCAAGGTCTACCGTACGCGGCGTGGCGGGCATGTCATGGACAGCAAGATAGAGCCCATCAGATGGCGGTGTGAAAGGCACGTTTTCCCAGGCAATTGGGATCCCTTCAGCATCAGCCCACTCGCCGAGCCTGGCGGCCAGCGCCGCCGCGATATCGGGAATCATTTAGTCACCTCCCTTACTGCATCCTCAAAAAATCGCTGAAACTCAGCAGCAGTAATGCGTACCATCCCTCCCGGAGCCTGGGAAGAGTGCCCCATCTCCAGTCGATACGCGTAAGGGACGTTGTTGCAGAAATAAATAGCCTTCATCCCGACTTTGAACAGCGACAGCGTGTAATTTCCTGCGGCTTTTGTCAGATTTCCGGTTTTATCGACACGTCCCGTTTCATCTGTGGTCGGTGCATCAAAAGACACCTGCCAGTTGCCCCGAAACCGTCCACCGGTATATCCGGGCGGCGCTTTGATATCCATCCCATCCACCAGTCGAGCCTTCTTCTTAAGTCGCCCGGTTTTAGTCAGATTATTAGGGTTCGATTTTTGCGCTTCGTTATGGTCGTATACCGCCTGATTGTAAGAGGCTGCCGTCTGGTTGATGCCCCAGAGTTCGGGGTTGCCGACAGGTGACATAATCACCAGTTGATTAAGGATCCGAATGCCGACAGCACGTACGACCGCTTCCTGATTCGCTTTGGCTTTGTCCACGAACGCGGTGATGGCAGCCGTGAACGCCTTATTATCGTCCATGTTATGCCCTCAACTGAGCTTTGTAGCAGAGCACCACAGCGCCCGGTTTCACGGGGTTTGGTTTAACTACGCGGTGGCTTACGCCGTCCACGTCGATCAGATCGCCGGTTTTAATGTCCTTCTCAGCACTGAAGACAATCCGTACATCACCGTTTTCAATGACGGTTCCATCAATTTCGCCTGGCGCGTAATCCGTCTTCACTCCTGTGGCGGTGAATTGGATATCCTCGGAACGATGCTCCACACCACCGATGACGATTAACGTGCCCTTACGCGTGACGTTGTATGCAATGCCGTTCTGCTTGAGCATACGAGTCGTTGTCGCTTGCATTCGCTGATAGTTGATGGCCATTACGCGCGCTCCGCGAAAGTATTGATTGCATATCCACGCCCACCAGCCAGGTTGCCGAGAATAGCCATTACCGCCGGGTAAGTTGGCGTAAATACCTCACCGTCGGCAACCGCATAAGTCATGGTTACGGCGCCTTCGACACGTTCGGTTTTAACCGCGGCCTCACGAACGCTTGAAAGCAAATCGCCATCAATCGCCTCGATAGCCAGCATGCATTGTGCGGTGATAACCTGCCGCGGCACCTGGTCGGGTGGGAAGTCGTGTCCATCCAGAATGACATTTGCGCGTGGCCAGGCCAGCGGCTGTCGAGGGTCTGCTTTGGAACCTACCCAATCAAGACCTTCCAGGTAGTCCATCGCCTTAATCAGTAACGGTGTGAGCTTTTCAGGCACCTCAACTCCTCTCAGCGTGGCAAATGACGCCAGTTCATCTTCGCTGGCGTAACTGTTAACGTCAGCGGCGGTGATATCAGTAATAATCATCTGAGCATCCGTTGAATGGGGCTTATGCCCCATCGGTTAGCCAGCGGCAGGCGGGGTGAAGGTGATCTCCTCACTGGATTTAGCAATACCATCAACAGTACCGGTGACTGTGAAAGTACCTGCCGTATCAGAGGTGAGCTTGACCGTCGCCCCACCAGCAGAGCCGGTCTGAGAACTGGCCGTGCTAAGCGTGCCGCCCGTTGAACTCCAAGCAACGGTTTTGCCGGAAACACCTGCGCCGTTTAGCGTGTACTTCAGGGAAATGGTGACCGCATCGGTGCTGTCAGCGGTTGCGGAGGTTTTATCCACTGACAGCGTTACTCCCCCGCTGCGGATCCCAGTTTAATTAGTACACCAGCCGTCGATTTGTTGCTGGTGAAGTGCTTCTTCCAGTTACCTGCAGTGCCGATTTTGGTCAGGTCCGGGTTGTCGCCTTTGGAGGTATCCCAGCTGTAACCCAGCAAATCGACATTAACAACGCCTTCAGCACGGTAGCCGATCGCCAGGTTTTCCTGATCGTTGATGTCGTAGGAACGGAACCCCGGCGCCTGCGACTCGGTGACGGTAACCGCTCCGGCTACCAGCCCAAGGATCGCATCAGCGTCCATGGTGTCGGTCACAAGCACAGGTTTACCCAACGTACCCGGCTGCCCGCCGTAAACTACCACGCCAGCTTCTTCGTAGATTTTGTTGGCGATCGCCTCATCCACGATGTCGAAGTAAGTAGCGGAGTGCATAACGAAGAGCACGACACGGTTGAACTTGTCGCCGTACTTACGCAGGCCGCGCGTTAGAGTCTTCTTACCATCTGTTTCGATATCGGCGGTAACCACCATATCCGCGTTGGCGCCGATAGCTGCCGTAAGCGCCTTCAGGCCGTATTTCACGTAGCCTTCCAGCGTCGCGTCAGCCACATCAGTGCCGATCACTTCGGAGAACTCGTCAACCGAGCGGCCGCGCCGTTTAAACGCTTCTTCGGTAGTTTCGTATGGACCGTATTTCCACGGCGCTTTGACCGATACGGCTTCACCGGCGCCAATCTTCTTACCCGTCACCTTTTCGGTGGAGTTAACGTCACGCGATTCGATTGAGCCGCCCACTTTGTAGAAGGCTCGCTTGCGGAAATCGCCTTCAATCAGCTCGTTATCCAGCAGGATCGCTCCGTTGGAGGACGCGTTGAAAATCGCCAGGTTGTCCTGGCGACGCTCGAGGAAAGCGGTCTGCGCCAGATCGTCATAAATGATCAGGTCACTATTAACAGTGGTAGACATGGGTTAATCCCTTATTTCGGAAGTTTGAGGAAGGCCTGCTGGCCATGCTTGCGGATGTAGTCCGCTTTGTCGCTGGCGCTCATTTCGGAACGTTTCAGGCTGCCACCGCCGTTTGGTTTGTGTCCGCCCGCGCCGGTACCTTCCGCGCGTGGGAACAGATGCGGAGCCGTCTCCTTAAGAGACTCCGCCCACTCAAGCGGGCTTAGTGGGGTTTTGCCGTCTTTACCGAACAGAACATCGCCATTTGCATCAACTGCTACGGCCTCGCCTTCGTCGTTGAGCTGGAATGTGCCTTTGGCACGCAGAATCAGATCGTCCGATGCTTCCGGCAGCGCGCCAGCTTTGGATGCTGCTGCACGGATTGCATCCCCCAGAACTCGATCCCGGAATTTGTTGGAGAACGCTTCGGCTTTGTCCGCGCGTTCATTTGCGGCTTTAATCTGCTTATCAACGTCAGCACGCAGACGCTCGGTGCGCTTATCGAGCACCTCATCGATTTTTCCGGCGGCAATCAGCTTTGCCTCTTCGTCGTCGGAAAAACGCTGCAGGATCCCGCGCACTGCATCAGGGTCGATACCATCGAAGCGAGACAGGTTTTCTTTTTGCTGCTTGATGGTCCCCAGCAGCTCAGAGTTTTTTGATTTCAGGCCAGTGACTTCGTTGGTCACGCGCTCATCTATCAGCTTCTGGATTTCAGGAGTGATTTCGATACCACCGCCACCGCTGCCCTCACCGCCGCTTTCAGGTGCGTAATATTTCAGAAGCATGTTTCGAATTAACATAATTTCCCCTCGGGATTTTGCCGGGCCTCGCCCATAAAAAAGCCCCGGCGGATACCAGGGCGTGAAGTAAGATGTGGTTGTTAGTTGTCTGTGCCTGAGAGCTGCTTAAGACGTTCCAGGCTGATCCATTCGCCTTTGTCTGTGAACATATCAGCCAGGTCGATTTCACCCGTGCGGAAAAGAAGGCCACGCTCGGCACCCAGAACCTGATCCTGCCTTTGAGCTGACTGACGCGCGAGCCATTCCAGATACGAGGTTTTCCCCGGTACCTGTCCATCCATGCTGGCACGAGTGCCCTCGTCCATCTCGTCGATATCAATGCCGAGTTCGCGCCAGGACTTGAGAATTAGGGTTTCAGTAGAACGGCAGCAGAAATGAATTTTCCCTAGTCCCTGCAGATAAGGCACCTTATGCCCGACCGGTTTGTTATCCAGGGTGTAGCGCAGCAGGTCACGAATAATGCAGTCATGGCTTGTTTTATTGTCCAGCGTAGACAACCACTGTTTGCCTTTCACGATATCGCTGTTGGCGCTGGTAAAGCTGTTACGCGCGGTGGCGGCCAGATGATTAACGGCCGTTTTAGCGATGCTGGCGGTGTTTGCCCTGCTCATCTGCAGCGCGCCGTCGCGATAATCTTTATTGGCGTGGCCGCGAACATTGCGCGCGATAGTCTCTACAGTGTCGCCGGCAAGATACCCCCTGCGGACGGCGTTCACGATCCGCGCCAGCCTGTCCGATTCCAGATTATCCGCCCACTCACTCAGTAGCCTCCCCTGAAAGGGTTGCGCCATCGCCGCGGCATACACCATATCGGCGGTGATGCCCTGCAGCGGATAGTGAGACAGGACCTGTGATGGCAGAAGGGAATCGAACAGGCTCAGCTGATAACTGGCTTCGTTCTTGGCCAGCGCCACCAGCTCACCCTTGAGCCCTGCCTGCATGGTAGCTACGGCCTGATGATTAAGTTCGCGTACGCTGCCCAGTAAACTCTGCAGACGGCTAACGGTGAAGCTCTCAGGAGGCAATCTGTCCAGCGCATCCAGTAGACGTGCCGACAGGTCAGCATCCGTCTCGTTGAGCAACTTCACCATTCGGTTTGCCACGCCAGTGGCATAGCGGCTTAACCAGACGGAGTGTGCGATCGACTCATCGCGCAGGCTTTCGTTTACGGTTGCCATATCAGCCCCCAGTCAACGTTGGTGCCTGATTGCGAAGCGCATCAATTACCTCGTCCGGACTGTCGGCAGGGTCAATGAGATCGAGCTTCTGTAGTGCTCGAATCATATCGCTATCTCGCAGCGCACCGGACTGCCAGGCGTTGACGATTGCCGTCACCATGCCCGACTCAGCAACCTTCGCAATGAATTCCTGGTTGATGGTGTAGCTCGTCGTTTCACCCTTGATACCGAGGTATTTCGCACACCAGCCAAGCGCCAGCGTATAGGCCTCAGAAACGTTTGATACGCAGATACCGAGCACCGACGTTGAGGATGTTTGCTCCCCGCTCGCCTGGGTTGCCGTCTTCGCCGTGGCGTTCTGCTCAATCAATCGGGCACCCAGCTGCACCATGTAATCGCGTTTGCTGTCCATGGCCTCTTTAGCCAGCATGTTCGGCTGCGCCTGGGCATAACCAAACGAGCCTTCTTTGGGAAGCAAAAGCGGTGATCGGGAACCAATTTTCACGCCCTTCTTCTCGAGATGGTCGCGCCAGTTGGTATCAAGCCCGGTCATGTACGGCTGCACCTGGCCACAGAACCATACGCTGTCTTCATAGTCAGCACTGTTACGGTAATGACCGTGGTTTATCTCCACCAGCGCAGCCAGCGGTGAATCATCAATGGTAGGATCATTGTTTTGGGCACCGACAAAGGTGAACGGGATTTCGTCCCAGTAGTCCTTTCCTTTTGGCTTTGGGTGGTACTCACTATCAACAGTGTAGGTTCCGCTCGCGGTGCCACCAGCCCGGCGCCACACCCGGCAGATGAACCGGCCTTCTTCCAGCGCCAGCTCGCGGTACTGGATTTCATCCTTGTAAGCGTAACCATCCGGCTCTTCTACGCATTCACGAAGGACCACCAGCACCAGTTGATCGCGCCCATTGATACGCTTCGTCCGCCAGTTAATGATGTTCTCTGCCGGGTAGCGGAGGATGATCGCCTCATCGGAGGCTTCTGCGTAGTCGACATAAAGCCCCTCTCGCGCAACTTCCAGCACGTTCTCAGCCACCAGCTGTGACTGCTGATAGATGCTGGTACCGGCCCCGTCAGCATTGTCCAACAGGTATTTCAGCTTCTCCGGACCATTGAAGGTGGGATCCTTGCGATACGCCATCCCAAGCATGCCGATCTTCGTATTGCCGGCAATGGCATAGAACACCGCGCGGCTCAGATAGTCCTCATTACGTTTACGGTTGCGCGTGGATTTATCGGTTGGGTCGAGATACGGCAGATATTTATTACCCGCCGCTTTTACGGCCTCAGCTCCTTTGCAAAAGTCTCTGTATTTCCGCCAGGCAGCAGAAGCCGCCCGGTGTTCTGGTCGAACCCAGGTGATGTCGTCGTTTGCCATATCAGAAAGTGGTGTCCATGGTGATTGAGTATGCCGGTTTCACGATCGGGTAATCCTTCACGATGAAGTACCCACCAGCATCGTTGGGGTGATCGTTATCTGCTGATTTGTCCGGTTCGCCATTAGCCGCCCAAATTTGCTGCTCGAGGCTCTCCGTGTAAACCGGGCAGTTCTGAACGTTCACCAGATAGCGGCGTTCGCCGTTAGCGTTGCAGAACATAGCATTCATCGAGTTGATGCGGTCTTTAACAGGAGGGTTTACATCATCAACAATGACGCTGAATCCGGCATCGTTGAGCTGAGCAATATCGGTCTTGCTGGCGTTCTGCGATTTGCGTGAGTCGCCAGAGGCATCCGGATAGATATAAATCTCCCGGCTTTTAACGTATCGGCCATCCTCGTAGCGCCAGAACTCTTCCTGAATGCGCTTAATCATCGCCGGCGTGTCATAGACCTTGACCAGCTCACGAACCGCGCGCGGCAGGCCATTACGCTTAACGTGAACAATCGCGGCCATTTTTCCCACGTTGAAGTCCATACCAATGAACAGCGGATCCCCATCCTGAATCTCGTCAGAACAGTTATTTAGCTTGCGGTTGAACGTGTGGTAAATGGTCCCGCTGTTAAGGTTGGTGAACTTCCCTCTCAGGTATGCCTGAATCAGTTCGTCCGGATAAGAACTCAACAGCGACGGGATGTAATCCGCGGGCAGGTTCTTCGCGTTATCGAACGTGCTGGCCTGTATCAGACCGTACAGGGCCGAGAGCTCTGGTTTTTCACGCACCGCCTTCACGAACTGCTGGTAGACGAATTTAAACCCTTCCGGCGTGGTAGTGACGTCAATACCGTTACGCAGCCCATCAACCTTATAACGCATACGGGCTATGATTTTTCGCCACGCCTGCTGCGCTTTGGCAGCCGCCATGACGTCCAGCTCATCCACCATCGCATTACCGATTTTGAAGCCGACGATCGAGCCGGGCTTCTCCATCGAGCGGCAGATTGTGGTCCCGCGGAACCGTCGCCCCTCGTAGAAGTGAACCTCTTTGTTCCCCTCGTTGATTTTGACGTTCAAACCCCAGTCAAAAGCCACCTCTTCAATGGTCGGGTAGAAGATGTCACGAATCTGCGGGTACGTCGGCGCGAAATAACCCTGGTTGATTTTAGGGTGCTCCCACATCCCCTTACAGATGCCGCCACAACCTACCCACGTCTTACCGGAACCGAACCCGGCAACATAGGCTTTGAATTTGTGCTGCATCGCGAGGAAGCGCGCCTGAGGAATATTAAGTGTCGGGCTGATCCCCATCGTCTGCCCTCGCATCCACTACGTTGATATTGATTTGCACTTGGGTGGGCTCGTCGTCCTCACCATCACCGGCCAGCTCTTTACGGAGTTTCTCAACCTCCAGCTGCCGACGTTCGATTTCAATCTGCTGCAGGCGCTGCGCAAACTCGCTATCAGCCAGGCCCAGGCGCTTCATGACAGCTTCGAACATTCGCTCGCGGCTGATTGCTGTAATTTCGACGCCATTTTTGCCGACCTTCACGCCTGAATATGCGAGCCTGGAAGCAGCCGGGAGTTTGCGCGTATCAGGGAAATAAGGCTGGCCGATGCCGTCACCATTACAGCGCGGGCATTCTGGATTGGCCTCTCGGGTGTGGTTGTAACCGTAACCGCCGAAATCTTCGGGTTCACGTCTGTCACGCTCAAGCGCCTCGAGTCTTTTCTCTTCGAACTCAACGGCATCGCGCCACTGGTACTGATGGCCGAATCCCCAGCAATAACGGCACGCGCCGCGGCGGTATTGTGAGAGTTGGTTTGCATCGAAGGTGGCGAGCTGCCACATCTGCGCGAGGACTTCATCGGCACTGCCAAGCGTGCGCACAATGGACGCTTTTTGCTGCTGCGCAATAGCCTGCGCAACGTTAGGATTCGCTATGAGCTGACGACCATAATTTGGGTCGCTATAACCAGCACGTGCAGCGGCTGCGGTGGCGTTATTGTCCTTAAGATATTCAGCAATAAAGCGCTTTACCTTCGCGCTTAGCTTTATGTCCACCAGCTCTTCTGCGCTTTTATCTTTCTGCGCAGTGCGCATTTTTTTCTGCGCAGGTTTTTGCGAAGTTTGCGCAGAAGGTTTTTTGATATATCGACGGGCTGTGGCGTATTTCAGTCCGTTCTCTTCGCACCAGTCCGCCGGAGATATGCCGGTCCGGGAGTGTGCAGCGATGTACTGTTGCTGTAGTGATCCCCAATCCGGTTTACTCATTTGCTATTCCTGGTTCTTCTCCACTTTCAGCTGTCCGCGCAGCGCAAACGCATCACCTTCCCGGGCGAGTTTGTAGAGCGCGAAATACTGGCGAAACTGAATCCTGAGCAGACATGGAATGAACTGCTTCTGCTGACAGGCTGTGAGCCTGTACTCTTGTGCTGGGAGCCACCGGGAGAGTTTCGCCATCGGCAGCTAGTTGCGCGGTGGTTCAGGAAGGAGTTGGGGATTACTGTTGAAGAGTATAATCCCCACGCCACACCGCAGCTAGACAGGTTCTAATGCAGAGCCGGGGAAACCCGGCTTTTATTTGAAAATGAACTTTGCCGTCATAATAGTTGCACAGTGTCCACCAATATCTTTTGCTGGAAGTTGCCCGTTTAAGTACTTGGGATGCTTGTCGTTTATCGACTGCCACGCAACTTTTATTGTTTCATTTTTAGCTAAAAGCCCTTCCATGTTAAACCACGCGTAACTACAGGCTTCCAAAGCCGACTCCAATTTTGCTTTTTTGTCTCTGATTAGCACATCATCCGTGTTTGATTGAAGCATGCTAGGCATATTGTAGAGGCAGTATGCATAGTGAGAGATGGCTTGTTTAAACGCTAGCTTAACCTTCAGCTCATCCTGCTTTCGCCAGCGTATCATCGCCCATACTGCAAAAACTACAGCCAGAAAGGTTGAGATTCCTGTAACCGCAGACCAAACATTTGCCCAAGTGGCATATGCTATCGCATGAAAAATATTAGAAAATTTACCACTTAACAAATTCTCCCAAAATGCTGCCAGATTCATAACACCTCCTGAGTAAGGTGGTCATTCTAACCTGGCAAACACTTAACTGCCGATACCCTATCGACCAAACACCCTCTCCAAGCGGTTCTGTTCCTCCTGCTCGAAATCCACAGACGTCCGCTGTCAACTATGGGGCGCTGTCGATGCAGTTAAGGCATTATCGATCTAATAGTGAGTGTTATTGAATGGATGATTTTTCCGCATCAGCTATGATTTCGTTAATTTTCGCAGCGTGAGTGCAAAAAATGGTTATTGGTCACATTGAAGAAAAAGACTGTCCTGTCTGCAGCTCAAATGCCACATGGCAGAATCGGGATACCTCATGGATGATTGATTGCCCTATGTGCGAGCGATATTTCATTAGACAAGTAACAGTCCTGTTTTTACAAGGCAGCAATGTTAGAAGGGTTGCGGCCAGTGATCTGTTGAAGTTGCCCCATGGGAGTAGCTTCATGCTAACAAATCAACGAATCGCTGAGTTTGCAAAAGAAAGAGTTCCCCAAACCGTTTTTGATGAGCACTTCCCTGGATATAACCAGAAGTAAGGCCATATCACAGGCACTCATGAATGCCTGCTGTAATGCCAGCCACACTCTCGCAATGGCTGCGCTCATGCCCTTGGGTAGCTGCCGCATCATCGCCGTTCATAACCAGTGCGCGTCTGGCCTTCGCGCTGCCTTACCAAAGCATATCCTTTAATTAACCCTCACAACGGTCTGCTATACCTGCTCGCCTTTACGCGACTCGGGGCAGCTTAATGAATGCTGAATTGCCTTTCGGCTACGGACTATCCGCTTCAGTGCTTCATGGGCTTATCCTCATGTGGGGATATCATTGTCGTTATCCCTTATCATGGATGTTACCCTAAAGATGGATCTCTCCGGGTGGATTGCAATAGTATGCTTGTTATAAAAACCACGGAGGTGACATGTTTTCCTTTCTCAATACATTTAAGCGGCTCATAAGTAAGCAGCATGAAGCTCCCACCATTCAGCCGGAGTATTCAGATGAACAGCTTTTGCAATGGGCCACTGGATGCATGCTAGAGGGTTTACCCGACACGTTTTACGAAGCGAGGATTACCTGTTTTCGGAGAATTGACTATGACGGACGTACAGCAATCGCAGCTATACATGACTTCAAGTTAACCAGCGAAAGCGACTATATATCTTTCACTCCACCAGATGCCCTTTACGCTACACAATGCATAGAGAAAATTCTTGCCGGAAAAAACTGGAACCAAGCCACTATAACTTTCACCCCACAAACGACACGATTCATATGGGAATAAAAAAACCGCCCGTAGGCGATTTAGGGTTTTCTTATTTTAAATGCAAATCTGTAACCATTATTTCTCAAATCATCACGCACCACATCACTGTTTAGGGCAGAGTTCGGGCTAAAGGTATCGTGTGGACCTGGCACCCTTCGATGAGTAGTGAATGAAGACTTATAGAAACCAGGCAGGGAGGCTATGGTAGATTTAATGTCGCTGCCCGCTGGTACGATAATGTAGCCCCATTTAGAGTGGTGAATTTTGTAAATATCTACTTGCATGTTGACCTCTCAATTTTGCTCCATGGAAATATCGGCAAAGATGGAGGTTTCCTTAACAATATTTGTTAATTAAGACACTGCTCTTTGATGTAGTCCTGCAGATAGCCAACCTGCTTCGTCACTGTGACGATTCGTTCTCTGAGGGTGAAATAATCCCGTTCAGCGGAGTCAGTAAGTCGGGGGCTGGAAGCATCGCCCAGGCCGCCGGTGCTGGCCGTTCCATTAGCGGAACATCTGGCGTTGACGTGCAGCCCACACTTGCCATCGCGAACACAACGCTGCAGATCCTCAAGCTGCTTTTTCGCATCAGCTAAATCCTTCGTATATTTGGCATCCAGCGCAGCCACATCTCGCTGACGCACCTGCATATCTTTGATGGTGGCGTTCGCCAGGCTGAGCTGTTCAGTTGCTTTATCGCGCTGGTCTTTGTAGATGATTGCGTTGTCGCGGTAGTGGTTAATCGCCCATGTCATGGAAACCAGCAGGCACATAACGACAGCGCAGATGATGGCTGTTAATCGGCTCATTTCTGGCCCCACTCGCAGACTTCATGTTCAATCTCGCGTCGGGTGATTAGCCCCTTCCATTGCTTGCCACCGGCATACGTCCAGCGCTGCAGTTCTTTGCATGCCCCCGGCACGTCTCCGGCGTTCAGTTTCTTCAGCAGTGTGGAGCCGGCAAAAGCACCAGAGCCAACGTTATAGGTGAAGGAGTAAAGCGCGGCACGCATAGGCTCGGGAATGCGTACCTTGATCAGCGGGTCGATGGTGTTTGCCACCTTTCGCAGATCCGCCTTCAGCAGGTTATCGCACTCTTTGTCGGTGTAACGGTGACCGCGTCGAATGTCGGTACCGGTGTGTCCATCGCAAACAGTCCAGACGCCGACCACATCCTGATAGGCGTAATAACGTCGCCCTTCCAGCCCATCCGCATTGCCCAGCATGACAGCTGCAATAGAGATTGCACCCGATCCGCCAACAATGGCGCCCACCAGCTTATTTCTGAGTGTCAGGTTCATCTCGACTCCTACTGCGGCGGTTGTCTTCGCGTATCTTGAAATAGAGATTCGTCAGATACGTCAGTACAGCGATGATGATGCCCACCAGCACGCCGATAGCGTTCCACTGCTCGGGACTGTAGGCATTCAGCATGCCGTTTAGGATGCTACCGGCTGAAGCGCCGTATGCAGCACCGGTGGTTAGTTTGTCCATGCGATACATACTCTCACCTCGCTTTGTGCGGGTGTTATGCTAAGAAAAGAAAAAGGCCACCTGTAGGTAGCCTTTAATAAAACGATTGCTTGAATATTGTTAATTATCTGGATTCCAAACTGTTTCATCTAACGCAAATTTTAGATGTCTTGTGGCTCGGTCATAAATAAAATCGGCACTACCATCCTCTATGTCGAAAGAGTTCTTATCCTTACATCCTTCGTAATATTGGATCCCTACCTCAAATTCAAAAGAGCCGCCGGTACAACCGTCAGTGTTGATGTCAGTGATTTCGAAACTATCGGCCTGGTAGCTGTAGCGCTGATCCCCGCGATAGTTAGCCATCATCATCCCCTCAAATATATGAGCGTTATCCTCAATAATCTTTTTCAAAGCATCTTCGGTACAAGGAGTTCCCGAAGGAACTTCAATTTCATAGGTTACTATTGCCATCATGCCACCAAATTTTTGTATAAAGAGCATAGACAATAAAGCAAAAAACCCCGCCGAGGCGAGGTTTACGATACGATTATTCAACGGTGAACATATAAAGCCCATCGTTAGAGCAAAATTACCACAGATTCGGGAAAAGTAAATAGCTCACGATAAATTCATGCCCTATTTTGTTATCTGCTTCAGCTGCGCATCAGCCCACGCCTCTTCGATATCAAACTTGGTGATGAGCTGGGCGTAAAATGGCTTAACAGACTTCTTCCAGGTATCGAGGCTGATTACATCAGTTATCTGACATACCGCTGCATATGCCTCAGTTGATGGAATTTGTTCATACCCCCGCCCGCTGCAGCGCTTACAGTCAGCCAGAACCGGCACACCCTGCTGTTCAGTAAGAACCTGATTAACGGCTTTCCCGCGTCCATGGCAATCTCTACAGGCACAACTAACAACCTTCTTACCCTTACACTGAGGGCATAGCACGCGCGCTACCTCCCTGACGTCTCTGCGCACCTCATACTCAGAAGGACGAATATTTTCGACGCCCATATTCAGGGACATCTTCACGAATTTCTTCTCTTTTGCCGGAGTGTGAGACTTCATGCTGAAAACCTCAGCGTCAATAAACCCTTCCCCATTGCAGCCATCGCATTGCTTCACGCTGGCGGCGCTGCGGGAATAGTCCTCGAACGCGAAGGTGGCCAGCTGGTGCATCACCAGTGGTTTAATCTCTGCATCAAGCTTCCGTAATGCAGCAACCCGATCGCACTTAGTCAACGCGTACTGGGCCAGCAACTCAATCGCCCTCACCCGATCGTTGTAACTGATACCCATCTTCCCGAGAAAGGCGCTGTAACCCATGGCGGCCCGTTCCTGCGTCATGCCCATAGCGGCCATGATATCCGTTCCGCTTAATGAGTCTGACGCCGTAGCGCGCGGAGAGTCGCTAATCATTGTCGATTTAGCGAAGTGATATTTGAGGGTGCTTTCAAGATTCATGCGGTCTCCAGCTCGGTAATGGTGAGTTCTAATTTCCCGCCCTTAACGACAGGCATTTTCACAACGCGATAGTCGATTACCTGGCTGTCATCCAGCCAGAATCCCGCCTTGGTCAAAGCGTCAAATGCAGCTTTCTGCAGGTTATCCAGATCGCGGCGCCGGCGGTCGGGCATGTGACAATCGATACGGATTTTGAGTGGTGCGGCCGTGCGGATATTAAGCCGGGCGCTTCGAATGACGCTGGCGACTGCATAGCGGTACGCGACACCATCAGCGCTAATGTGCGTGCGCCCGCGGTTGTGCCGGTAATACCGGTTATTGCTCGGCGGCCAGGGCAAAGTGATTTGATATGTCTTCACGTTCACCCCCACATCCGGTTTCGCCATCGACTATCCGGGCGGGCTGGTGTATTTGAGGTCGGCAGGAATGCACTGACAGTCCAGGTCACGTAATCCTGGTTTAGGCTGCGCTCAACGCGCACGCCGCGCGCTTTGTAACGCTTGACCAGTTCATCGGCCTGTTCTGTGCTGCAATCGGTGTGGTGGAACCAGGTCTTCTTCATCCCCATTACCCCGCAAAGCCAAGCAGCTGCGCGGCGACATTTTCTGCCTCATCACGACTGCGGAATGAACGGGACAGGACCCAGCGCCAGAGGACATCAAGCGCAGCTTTATAGAGTTGTTGAAACTCGAGCTCGTCCATATTGGCAAACGAGATGCTACGAGGATGCTTTTTGAGTGTTCCGTCAGGCAACTGAATGGCATCAAAGTGCCCTGCCTCAACAATCACCCATGAACGGTAAGCATCGAAGGATTTGCACAGGCTAATGCCATTCGTGACGCGCCGGTAAGCAACCTGCTCAAGATACTGCTCAGCAGCATCGATCAGCGCGCCCTCATTCCCGCCATAAGAAGCCAGGAACTTGGCGTAGCCAGTGATCAGCTTCCGCTCGTTACTTGAGATAGCCCCGCCGGTTGGTTCCCAGTATTCAAAACCGAGATTGAGAAGCGCGAAAAAGCGCCGGTGAAATGCCGGGTTTCGTACCCGCCTGAACTCGGCAACAAGAACATCGCCGAGCCGGGTTTTGGATTGCAGGATATCGCTGGTCTCGGGTGTGGCCGGGATCAGTATTCCTGAGTGGTGTTTGATAAGTTGTAATTCTAGCGCCATGGTTCTCTCCGTGGCGCATCAGGTATAGGGTGTTCAGTCCTATGAAAGAATAATATCAGACGGTGGTGTAATTCGGTACCCAAGCCGTTTTGCAAATTGCATGAACCCGTTGAGAGTGAAGATTTCTTCCTCTTCGAGTAACGGTCGTAATGAAACTATTCCATTTACTCGATAAACCAGATATCTCCCTTCCGCCGGGAAGCTATAGATAACTGCTTTATCGGCCCTTCTGACCACGTCGTACCATTGATCATCTGCATTAAAGGCATCTGCACTACACACTTTTTCCCCCAGAGCGACTTATTGACGCGGTAAACAGTAATCGGGAACAGCCAGGGGAACGCAAACAGCGATACTCTTTGAAACTGCTCCAGTGAAATTCACGCGATTAATAAAACCACTCGTCCGCGCTTTCCCAGGTCTCCTGTACGATATGTTCGACCTCTTTCTTGTCGTCCCCGAAAACAGTCAAACCATCATTACTGGCACGCTTAATCGTAAGCTGGCATTCATCGAACTGCTTGCTGAGTCTTTTGAGCAGTTCTAACTCGAGTGCAGGTATAGCTCCATCAGGAAGTTTCTTCATGCGATCAATGGTTAGCTCAATTTTCATTTATCCCTCCGCAACAAAGAACTGTATTTATGTACAGTACTTTATAAACATAATCGGAGCCTTTTGCAATGGTTTGTGTACGTGCATAAACAAAGCCACACATCCTAATCACTTTTGATGCATGTATGGATTCCAGAAACATGCATGTAAAATGATAATTTCGTGTGACTTATCATTTTCTTGTATACCAGGTTTAGAAATCTATTCATGCCCACTCTTTACGCTAACCATATCGTTCAGAGAGATTGGACGTATCACCATTTAGTGTGGTGTTATTTTAAATAAATGTTGTTTTTAATCCATAATGCGTTATAACAAGATTAGCGTTTCATTCGCCAGTCCTCCCCCCCCGAATTCCTAGCATAGTCTAACCAGTATAGACTCTTTGTGGATCGTGAATATTCACACCTAGCACCAATGGTTATAAATTTAGTTCAAAACGGTGAACGAGTGAGGCCCATGCACCCCTACATCACATATAGCATCAGACCTTAGCCGGTAGGTAGCAACCCATTCGAACTAAAGTGAAACTAACTAACCCGATTAGCAAAGAAAAGTTTAACTAAACGGAAGTGCGGTACCATGGGATCATCGCATCATAAATAATTGTTTCAAATAAACGTAAAAGTTATAAAACTAACCTAGTATTTCTTCTTGCATGTCATCAGGCCGTGGAATTTCATCCAGTTCAGGGTCTGAGTAATTTGCATGATAAAAGATAACCTGCCTATTTACTACAACGCCATCACCACTGCCTCCACCTACATCAGGAGAAATAATTACTGCTTGCGCGCCTCCCAATCCATCAGTCAATTGCACCAAAGTTAATGGAAAAGTTATACATTCTTTATTAGAAGGATTTATCGCAACAACCACACTTATATCTTTTTCCACATCTAATCCATGTATCCCATTAGGATTAGGCACATTAGGTGTTATGACAGTAGATCCTCCATTACCTGAATCACGACATTGATAACATTTGTTCGTTTTTTTATGAGATGTGAAGCGTCTTACATATAGTGAGAACTCTTCTTGCTTCATTCCATTTTCTGAAGTAAGTACCTCACTTAAAGTTTTAATGGTTTTCCTAGATGGTGCAAAATAATCCCTTGCAACCAATTGGAATTCCCCTCCTTGATATTTAGCACCAACAAAATAATGCCCTTTATTTGAAGAATGGTTATTGCTTTTGTTAAAACAAGTTTTAGCAGATTTGTACCCTTCTAATTTCTTAATAAATTTTTTGTTAACTTCTTGATAAAACCCTGCATCGTCAAGTTCTTTTTTAAATTCAATAATATAAAAATTGAAATTCCTAAAAGCTTCATTTAATACTGTAACTGCATCCCCGATTTGTTCGCGATAACCGCTTAAGGGCATTATGCTTTTAATGATACCTCTTTCTAAGCAGTCGGCAATAAATTTGTACTCTACCGTTTTTTCAAACCATACAACTTCTTCTTTCGTAGCTAACTCAGCTTTCCTCATTTGATACCAGCCTTATTGTACATTTCAACGATATTGATTTTTATATGTGACAAATAAACCACTCCTTTGCCAAAATACATTATAGAACAATCAAAGAGAGTGTGCACTAAACATCTAAAAAACTCCCATTAGATGCCACTTTGAAAGTGACACCCCCACAATTTATTAATCATAATTGATTAGAACGTAGAAGAGCATAATAGCCTCATTAAAAATCAACTGTTAACGACAGAGAATAGTAAAAACTACTTCTTATCTGGAACAAGCATTGCAAAAGATAAGTTAATGCATTAACCATTTGTAGGTTTATATTGTTAAAATGATTGAACAATAGGGCCGCTATGCGGCCCTATTATTTAATTACCTGAACGACATTTTTTGCACCAACTCTGGTTAGTAGCACCTGTTGGAATAGTTCTTAACCCAAACAGAGTAGCTAACTCTGTCGAAGTACGTGCTGTAGTTACCTTGCATTTAGGACAGATGTGCGGAAGATTTAAAGTTCCAACCATAATGATATCCTTATACTTCGCCACGTTCTTTGAGAATTTTCATTGCAATGCTTTTTTCCGAACTACTGGCCGAACCAAAAAACCCCTCAGATTTAATGATACGCTTCAAATCTTCGCTGCTCTTGCTTTCAAGGCGCAACTTAATAGCGTGCATCTCGTTAGCCTTCTCTTCGAGTGCGTTTGCTGCACCTTTGACTATTTTACCAGCAATTTCCCAGAAACCCATATTTCCCCTCCTTCGCTTAAAATAGCATCCTGTTATCTTTATCGGCATAACTGGCGATAACTTCAAAAAAAAATTAATGTATCAGCATTTTTAGAGGTATCGGCGTCGTTGACAACTTAAACTAGAACATCCCCCCTCTAGGATAGTATAGTTGCGAATGAGTTAACACACTGATTTATAGTGATAATTTTAACATCCAATGTTGATAGTAGCTAACTAATGATGCGTTATTGATAGCCATAGTTTACTTAAAAAATACGTTATGTCGGGCTGCTTTGAGTTTGCCGCATGTTTTCAAGCATTTTACTAATATAACGCGCAAACGCCACGTCATAACCAGACAGTTACTAGCTCAACTTGCTGCAGTATTTACGGCTATCAAAGGAGAGATGTCCGCTTCGTGCCAAGAGCGGACATTGCTAAAGTTACATTGAAAAGCTTACTAGCAATTATTTAGGATTATTTATCGAACTTTTATCAGGCACTGTTCTTCCTGAAATAGTCTCTTAGACGTGAATATTGTGCGTCTTGCTCAAGTTTTGGTTCTGCCTGGATAATGTCATTCAGGCAAGCACCATATTCATTGGATAACCACTGCCGATTATCATCAGTAAGGATGGATCCCAGTAGCAATGTTGCTTCGACAGGAAAACGGGTACATAGGCCGGATTCATGCAGACGATGCACTACGTAGTATGGGTGTTCAACAGGTACTAGCCAATTAAGTACGTTATTCAAAGCCGAAGGAAATTCCTCGCCGGTAGCAATTATTAGCCGGGCCAGTGAAACGGTCATTTGCGAAGTAAGCAGATTACGAGATTTTGGCCAGATGTGTTTCCACAACGGAAGGACTCTATTTTTCCAATAATCCTCTCTCTTGTCCGCAGCCCCTTCCTGAGCTTGATAGAGTGCCAGAGCACATTGTTCAAGACCTTCTGGCGGGAGTGCTTCAAAAGCGGCACGAAACTCTTCCGTAGTGTAATCTGCTGTCGGGCCAAGTGCTGCGTATGTTAAGAAAGTTGCATATTGCTGACGATGATCACCAAGTTCTGCATAGTGGTTTGCGCTATCGAGGCATTGGGGCTTAAAGGCAATCATCAATGGTTGGTAAAGGCGAGGCGACCAGAGAAAGCCTTCCCACACAGACTTCGCTTCAAAGGGATTAGTCCAGCTAAAAAATGGTAAAAGATATTGTTCTGTCCAAGGGCGGTCTACACGGAAAAGTGCAATGAGCTGTGAACTTAGCAACACTCGCCCATGAACAAATCGCTTGATACTAGGATCACAAAGCGCACTGAAAATAGAGTTAAGATAATCAGGAAGTTGCTCGTTATCATTTGGCTCTTGTTTGAACCATAGGTTCACCAGAACCTGAGTAACATGTCCGATGGGATGATTTATCGCAGCATCGACCGGACTGTATGATTTATTGCCGTTGATGACAATATTCGCATCGGTACCAGCTTCAAGTGGTAATGCCAGTATTCTGCGACAGAGCCCGATAAGTATATCTTGGTGGTGGTTTATAAACTTAGAAGCCGTTTCCATCCACCATGCCACACTATGGATAATCTCCTTGAGATAATCATCTGGCATGGCCTGGACTATGGGTGCAATATAATGCCACGAGCGTGAAACCAGATCATCAGTTGCCCAGGCTTGGAGAGCTACACGCCAGCGCTCAGTGAGCCAGATATCTCTTTTCGCCAGTTCGCAAAGTGCATATGCGCTATGAAAGAATCGTGTACGGCAAACATCTCGCCAGGTATCTTCGTACATAGACTGGTGTTCTGGTTCTTTTTTTTGTAACCATGTGACCAACTCATGTCGGTTTCGAGGAGCAGATTCAATCTCTCGGCTGTCCTCAAAATCCGGATCGCCTGTCCCGCTCATCCAGTGAGAGAACTCGTCACGTTCGTTGTCAGCCAACTCCCACGTTGGATATCTGTTGGATATTTCTTCCAGTCGTGTCGTTGCTACTGCTCCCAGATTTAGGTCAGAGGCTTTTAATTTAGCCAGATGTAACCAGACAGAACGATCAGTTATATATTCCCATCTTCCATCTTCAAGATCATCCCGGTACAAATTTCGTGGCGGGCCTGCAAGGATTGCTGTTTCAAGATTCTCCTGCGCAAATCCGCTCAGATACTTACCTTGTAACACAAACAATCTATTAACTTCCCGCTTGGTCTCAACACACCAAAGCCACCAGAAATCATCGCTTAACAACCATTTGACCCATTCTTCGTAAGGGATGCAGTTATCATGGCTAGCGGCAAAAAGAGCCAGTCGTTTGAAGGTAGGATAAGGGAGCTCAAACCATCCATTTGCAATGATTGCCGCGCGTGGGACATCATTAGCCTTTACTGCGAGCCATGAATCTCGCAGTAACTCAATTAAACTCACCCAATCATGATATCCCCGATTCTGCCAGTGTGGGGTAATAGACGGAAGATCCCAGTATGAACGATCTTTAAACGCATCAGCTTCTCCCATTTCATGCAACAGATCCAGTGCATCCTGCAAAAGCTGTTGAAAATCATTCAGCAGTAAAGGTAAAGCTATATTCCAGTTGTCACAATCCTGTTCATTCAGAGTGGAGTGCACATGATCAGCAGTGAGAACCAGTTCCCAGTCTACCAAGTGCCTGATGCTAAGCGGTGTATGAGGAACACTTACGTCGTAATCCCAGCGAATGGGCTTTCTCAATAAAAGCTTTGGTGCAAGTAATCCACGCAATTTAAAACGCATAGTAGTGGACAAGCCATCCCTTTTAAGCTGCCTAAACCAGTTATATAGATCTGGATTATGTCCCGGTGGTTTCAGCCGATCGCTGAGTAGTAAATTCCATAAAATTCGCATTAGGGGGCCAGGAACTGCTTTGGGAGAGCTTAATCTAATTCTATCCAGCTCAGCGGTGTTGCCATCAAGCTCAAGCGTAGCTAGTCTGTCCAATCTATCCTGTATCAAAAAAACGCAACGTTCTTGAAGGTGCCCTCCACGCTCAGCTATCCAGATTATCAGTCGGGGGTCGTCAAGGTGCCGTATCAGCCAGCGGAAAATGTGATTCATCACATCATCCCATTGGCTATTGGCTACACCTCGAGATGCCAGACACATATAAGGCGCACGTGTGTAAGACGCAGGGCGTCGGACCAGACTAAAACGAAGCTTCGTATCCTCCTGTTCCTGAGGAGGGACACCAAACCGAATCAAATCTTCATGCCCAAAATTCTCAAGACTGAATGTTTCCAGCAACCAGTCCAGTGAAGGAACGGGATCAAAATCAGCGAAGCGTTTCGCGGGTAATCCTGATTTATCGGATAATGCCCAAAGCATGCGTCCGACGAAATTATCCTGTCTCGTTGTATCCTGTGGCCGTGCGGGAGCATGTTTGACAACTATCGCTTCTTTCCCCTGGACCCCATCACGGTATGTTTCCGCCCAAGCATGCAGCGTATTATGTAAGGCAGAATGATCTATGCTACCAGCAGGAACATTGTAGAGAATAGGGGTAACACCTTTAGCCCCCCACTCATTGGCTTTTTGCTCTTCCTGTCCTGGTTCGCAATCACCTAATGCCCAGGCCTGCGGGGTGATTTCACCCAGCATACGGTCAGCCGCTAAAGCATCCATCATGTAGCGTAATACAGGGTCATTGATACTATACCCCACAAAACAAACCACATAGTTCCGGAATAACTCACTTACAAAACGTGCAGCCCAGCGTTCAGTCAAGTATGCCAGCCCGAAATCGCCACTGGTAACAACTAACCGATTTAGGGCAGTATCATCAGGCTTATTTGGTATCAATCCATGCAAAAAGACCAGTCCATCCCATCGACTAATCTTTGGAATAGGTAACATAGGAGATGAATATTCGTGAAAGGTCTGACGAGTACGTTTGGCAGCTACATGAAAAATACGATCGAAGTTCGTCGTGACCAGTCTTAGCGACCCTTCATGATTACGTGCCAGATGTAACAGCGCAGCCTGAGTATCAACGGCACCTTTGATGCGGGTGTTTGGTTTCAGCGCACTCACAAGGGCCCGTCTAACGGCAATTCTCTGACCGGGTAAACGACGTTCCAGAAGATCTAATGTGGCATCATACTGGCCCCGATCCAAAGCGGCTTGTTCAAGTTCCGAAGGTTTTGTTCCATTCAGTCGGTAAATTTCCTTGACCAACCCTTCAAAGCCCGGCAGACGTGCGGGGTATGAGATGCCCGCGCCGCAGAAAAATACCACCCGACCTTCTTCATGAGCCTGCAAAAGAGACTCAGGAATGTCAGGTCCGTTTGTTACAAATTGCATTCCTTATGCTCCTATCCTTATCAGCCTTGTACTATAGCCTAAAATTATTTGTAATCTTATGAAGGCTGATGCAACAGAAGTAAACAATATACTTAATTGACAATGCAGGATCTTTACTAGTAATCGATCCCCATAGCTAGTGGCCTGTTCACCGTTGCTCTTCACTTAGCAGTGTTAGTATTAACCCTATGGGTGAAGTTCCGCTTTTCGCTCACAGCGGACCTTCAGTTTCGTCAGAACGTCCGCCCTGTGCCAGAAGCGGACACTACTAACCCACAACAAGGTTGCAAACCGCTTTTTACCTCACTGTAAATCGTGCACAGGTACCGTTTTGTCCGAACTTCGTCTTATGTGCTGAGTTAAGCAAAACTTTTCTGGCGATCAAGTGATTCGCAAACGGTCGCCAAGTAAAATGCATATGGGTAGTCAAGTCACATGCAATTTCGCAGAAAATGCCTGGTGAGCGGCATCCCAACCGGGTGATTACACTTCTTGCTAGGCATTACGGAGTTGGGTGAAAAACAGCCTCATTTTGTCGCTCTCCGTTGAATGGTGCGCTCGCCTGTGATCATTGGGACAAAGTACTACAAGATTAGCCAGTGTATCGAGACCATCTTCGCTCAAAGGCTGAATATGATGCACCTCAGCAAAGAGAGTCCCTTTGCTCGTCAAAAATCCCGGCTCGCCGCAATACTCACAAATTCCACGGCTTCTTTTTAATGCCTGCAGTCGCAACCCACTGCTCCTGCGGGCTGCTTCTGATTTCTCTATACTGCTGTCATCACGAAAATCACCATGCTGATCTTCGTATTGAGCGACTTCACCTCGGGTAAGAAATAATACACCTGTCAGATCGTCGTAGGCCGCAGACCATTGTTCGGTATCCAGAATGCGCTTGTTCGTATTACGTACCTTCAGCAGCACGCGGACCGGCAATCTCCTGCGAATAATCTCCTTATAAATGTCATCGGTTTCCTTTCCTTTCCTGTCCTGACCCCGAGCTTGGTAGCTGGTCGTGTATGTATCTTCCGAGCCGGTCGATATCTGGATGTTATCGGTCCACACGTTAACCACTGCGATATCACCCTCAAGCCAAGCCCAGCGTTGGTTGTGGTTAGGTGAGTTAGCATGTGGCCAGTCATCTAATGACATACCGGCCATTTTCAGCAGGTCGTAAATCCGTAAATTTCTTTTCGGAACAGGCAAACCCATCATTGATTCCATTTTTATAGTTGGTTAATAGATTACTCCAACAATTTTTATTTTTCTGGTCCGCATCGCAAGGCTTTTCTTCTCTATTCTTTAGAAAATCCCCAATATCAGAGCGTCATGACGCTTGAAGGGTAATCATGTCGCTTCAGGCGATGGCACTAATGTCCATTTTTACCATTTCAGGGGCGTGAGGATCGTCCAGTGCCAACTTCCGCTTCTCGCTCATAACAGACCATTTCCTCACTATGCCCTGCCAGCTGCTTTCAAGCGCTCGTATTTCGCTTTCAAAAGCTCAGCTGGCGTTGGCCCTTTCGAAGCGACTGGCGCGGCCAACGCCCGCCGAACAGGCGGAATCGACTTCCCGGCCAGCACCCGCTTTTCCCACATGTCCAGAATATCGCCAGCTTCCCGCTCGAGTTCTTTATGGCTCAGTTGACCATCAGTTCCGCGGCGCCGCAGTTCGAGGCAAATATGGTAAAAAGCCGGCTTCGGCCACGGATATTGCTCGCTGCTCGGGTACCGGAACACCAGCTTACGCCATTTCCAGTATTCAGCCATGACGTCACCGGTGGTGATCCCCAGCACGCATCGCCCTTCCCTGCACCACTTGATGAACTGGCCTGGCGAAGGCAGGAATGGGCGCTCCTGGCGACGCACCATTCGCATACCCGCTTCAACCTGTTCCAGGGTGGTGATCCCGTTTTCTTTGAAGGCCAGCACCCACTGACGGCGGATCTCGTTCACGTCTTCCTGGCTGCGATTAACCAGGCTTGCCGGGAACGCGGCCGCCAGCTGTACGAAAAGCCCGTTGATAATCTGCGCCACCTGCTGCGTTTGTTCGCGCTCGGTGTACTGCTCAGGCATGTTATGAACCATACGGCGTGCCTGTTCCCGGTCAAAATCGCGAATACTCTCGGCAAGATTTTTCATTCCAGCACCCCGTCAATCCAGTCGGTGTTATGCAGGTTGATTCTGCTCCGGGAAAATTTTGCCGTTCCGGTTGCACGCAGCCGCTTGGTAGTGAGCTGATCCCACTGTTTGCGCAGACTCGTAGGGCTCAGGATGTTGTCTTTCCAGAACTCGTCCCGGTTGGCCCACTGGAACAGGTCACAGATTTCGTAGTGAGTACGATTGTCCTGGACACGCATCAGCCTGATTGTGTTTGCCCATTCAGCCCAGTTTGGCTCGGATAGCGATGCGTTGACGGTGAGAAGCCTATCGTAAATCCAGCGGGCTGCCTTGAGGTCGTCAGCGGATCCCCATGATTTACCTGCCGGGGTGTATATCCCGGCGGCAGCTTCTGGATGGCGTGAGAGAAACTTTTGAGTTTTCTGGTTTCGGGATTCGTCAGAATTCCGAGACGAGGATATTTTAATATTGTTCTTGTTATAGTCTTGGGTGTCTACCGTTTCCGGGAACGTATTTCCCGTTTTCGGTAACACTTTTCCCGATTTCGGGAATGTTTTTCCCGTTTTCGGTTTGTCTAAAATCCAGGCGGAAAGGTCAGTATTTATACCGACCGTTTTCATCACGCCCTGCTTCTGACTGAAGATAATTTTGCGTTCTGCGAGTGATTTGAGCGCATCAGAAACGTGGGAATCACTCAGCCCAGTAAGCTCGGCGATCACCGTGTTCGTAACGCGGTCCTGCTTCTTGTTCCAGCCGTAGGTAAGCCAGATCACCGCCTCAAAACATTGCCACTCCCGGCCTGACATTCTCAGGCGAGGCTTGAGCTGTTGGATCTCGTTAGCGACCTTGGTATACCCATTCGACAGGTCGGCCATACGACCTCCCGGTTGTTCGGTTCTGTGGGGGAAATTGATAATTTCAGCTGTGTTTGACATACTTAGCTCCGCAATTACACTCCGTTTTTGCACCTGAAAGTCGGTTCTGTTCGCGCAGACCGGCTTTCGCCTTTTCTGAAGTCTTCACACTGCCCCCAGCATGGTTGTGACCATCGCCAAAAGCGGCGCGGTAAGGTCCGGATCGACACGGAACATTTCAAAAATCCCCTCGCCTAACTCCTTCAGTTTTTCCTTCTTCGGTGCATCGAGCATCAGAGCTTGCTTCGCCTCACTCACCTCTTTCTCCAGCCTGGCCATCCGGTAGGCAAAGGAGTCGTTTTTAACGACGCGGTCGCGGTACCGAAGCGGTAATACAGACATGATCGCTGGCACCAACTGTTCAACGTTCTTTCGGTACGATGCGGAGTCTTCTTTGTTGTCCAGCCATCGGAACAGTTTCACGTTCCAGACATCGGCCTGGCCTGAAAAATCCACGCCATTAATCTGCAGTTCTTCCGCCGCTTCTTGGATCTGAAGAGCGACGGCTATGCGCCCCTCTACCGCTGCCCAGGCTCGGACCGCTGAGCAGATATCACGATGATCTATATCCTGGGCTGTCGATTCGCTTTGATGACACGTGAATATCAGTGGGTTAGAAGAAGCTCTGCTACTCTGTTGAAATGAAACAGTTTGCATTGTTAAGGCTCCTGTTTAGGTAAACCATCAGTGGGATTTGGGTAGAGATCGGGGCGCAGTTCGTGGGGGGTTACTCCGGTTACTGAGTAAATTGGCAGGACACGATCTGCAGGAACCACGCCCTTATATCTATTTCGCCAATGACTGATTGTCATTGCACTTACGGTCAGGAGTTTGGCTAATCGTGAAGCTGTTCCTGCTTTGGTAATTGCTTTATCAATTGCTTTCATAATTTGCTCCATTGGTAACGGCTAGATTAAACATTTTGTTTATATGAATGTCAACATTTTGAATATTGAGCTAATAAACTTTTGGTTTAGAATTCGTCCATGAAAGAAAAAACTCATCAGATTAACCACCCACAAGTTCAGAGACTTAACGAAGTCCTTGAACTGAAGAAATTGACCAAATCTGACATGGCCCGCATTTGCGGCGTCAGTGCTCAGTCGGTCAATAACTGGTTCGTTCGTGGGACCATTGGGAAAAGCTCAGCGATAAAATTAGCGGATGCTCTTGGGGTAAGCCTTGAGTGGCTTCTTGGTCAAGATGTCGGTGAGAAGGACGGACTAAAGCCTGACGAACAACGTCTACTGGAGCTATACCGTCAACTTCCAGAAGAAGAGCAACAAAACATGCTCCGTATCTTTGCGCTTCGTCTGAAAGAGCTGGACGAGTTGTATGAAAAGTACATGAAAGGTCGAATCCGATCGCAAGAGGATTAGAGTTTTCAGGTTGCGCGAAGCTTTTGGAACCCCGAAATAAACATAAATTGTCCCATCAATGACTTAAAAAAACTGAATCAAATCATTGGGAGTAAAGATATGGATAGTCTTAAATTTCAAAGGTTTTCTGATTTTAACCATGACGATCCTTTCTTTGATAGTTTAAAGGAAGACTATAAAGAATTCCCCGAATGGATGAACAAGAAAGCAAGGAATGGTGATTTTGCTTATGTTCTCTATGATGAGAATTTTAACATTGAAGGATTCATGTACCTGAAGGAAGATGATGATGCTGGAGATATATCTCCAGCTCTACCTAAAGGTAAGCACCTGAAAATCGGAACATTTAAATTCGAATCAAAAGGCACCTTAAGAGGACAACGCTTTTTAAAGAAAGCATTCGACCACGCCTTTAACTCTAACTCCGATGATATATATGTAACTGTTTTTGAAAAACACAAGCACCTTGTAAAATTGTTTCAAACTTACGGTTTTTATATTCATGGGGAAAAAGAAACTCAAAACGGCAAAGAGTTTGTATATGCCCGTAACTTAAATGATATTTACGGCGATGTATTGCTTGACTACCCTTTGGTTTTACCAAGGAACAAAAAGAAATTTATCCTTGCAATCAAACCTGAGTATCATACAAGACTCTTTCCTGACTCCAAACTGATTAATGAATCTCCCGACGTGGTTCGCGACGTCTCTCATACAAACAGCATTCACAAAATATACATATGTGCTATGCATTCGGTTCAGAACATGAATCGAGGAGATATTATCGTTATTTATCGCATGACCGATGGACAGGGTTCAGCGCGTTACAGATCAGTGGCCAGTTCTATATGTGTAGTAGAATCTGTACGACTAATCACCAGTTTTACAGATGAGAATTCTTTTGTAGATCAATGCCGTAAATTTAGCGTGTTCTCAGAGTCTGAATTACGGGATTTTTATCGCTCTAAGAAATTGCCTTATATTGTTAGATTTACATATAATATTGCATTGCAAAAACGTCCTAATCGTGCAATGCTGCTTGATCAAGTCGGTTTGACTGGAGACCGCAATGGCAGATGGGGCAATTTTGAACTCACTGACCGGCAATTTAATGAAATTCTAGAATTGGGCTGCATTAATGAAAGTTTTATTGTCGATTAAACCTGAATTCGCTGAAAAAATACTAAACGGAACTAAGAGGTTCGAGTTCCGCAAAGGGATTTTTAAAAATCAGGAAATTAGCACTGTTGTAATATATGCAACAATGCCGCTAGGTAAAGTTGTGGGGCAATTTTCAATCGACTACATTTTATCAGACGAACCTGAAGCTGTATGGAAAAAGACAAAAGACTATGCAGGGATATCCAAAAAATTCTTTGATAGCTATTACTTTGGAAGGGAAAAGGCATATGCTATAAAGGTAGGCGATGTGGAAAGATTTGAGAATCCTATGCCGATTTCCTCATTAGGCCAAAACATAAAGCCACCGCAATCATATTTATACCTTCCCGCCTAAACCTACAACCCGGCCACCATACCGGGTTTATGGTTATCCTACCCTATCAACTCGCCACAATGTCAAACCTCCCTCTCTCTCCGGTCTGTACCATTCCGTTAATTTTTTGCGCCTCAAACTCACAAATCTCACGACTGACAAACCATCATTAAACTTTTTGTTTATATGAAAATACTCATTTTGTTGACACGGGTTTAAACATTGTGTTTAATCAATCTCACCAAGACGCACTACGAACCACCAAGGCAGGACGCCCACGAAGTAGCCGCCGACGGCATACGAACAGTCGGATGAGGTGGAGAGATTAACGCGCATCAGGTGTAAACGTTCCGCTGGCCGGCGATAAGGCAAACGAGGGTGAGAATGATTGATTTCGCACGCAAACCAGGACGGCAGCAGGCCGTAAAACTTAACTTGTTCGAAGTGATTCTTCGCCGCTTGTGCTACCTATTGGCGCAAAAGGGGAATCCAGATGTGTAACTCAACAAAATGCGGGTACTGCGGCAAGACGGTTAAACCGGAGGAAGTAGTTAAAAGTACCCTTCTCTATCGCAACGGCGCACAGCTGGCGCGCAAAGAAAAAGAATACTGCTCTGAACGTTGTGCTTCGTACGACCAGATGGCCCACGAGGCATAACGTAAAAGCCGCGCAAGGCGGCCCGTACGTCCGGTGCTCCCCACCAAAGTTACACCGGAAAACTACTTAAAAAACCAAAGTTCACCCAATGGGCGCTATCTCTGGCCCGGGGATCTTACATCCAAAAAAGAGGATCTCACATGGAATTTTTCTATGTAGTTAAGGCTACGCAGAAATCTGGCAAAGAAGACGCAGTGATTTGGTTCACTGCTAAATCAGAAGCCCGTGCCAACCTGCAGCTCGATGTTGAGTTAGAAGATGCTGGTATTGAAACCGGCCGCGGTAAGGATTACACCAAGCCGGTTCGCACCGATTTCCCTGTTTACAACGATCTGCCTGAAGAAAGCACAGTGGATTACACCTGGTGCAAACGCTACGAACTCCAGGACGATGGACGCACCTGGCTGCCAAAGGCTGGTGCTGAGTCAACTGGAGCCGTGGACAGCACTGCCGCACCGGAAACGACCATTAAAGTCGAAACTTCCGTCGAGAGTGTCCCGCTTGAAAACCGCACTCCAGCGGTCCGTTTTGCCGTCCACCTGGCCAGCGACAAATACCAGTCACACATCACTAAAGAGCAGCAGTTGGCAGCCAGCGAAATGTCACTGGATGAAGGCAACACCTATCTCCAGAACCTGCTGCTGGCGAAGAACGACATCCCTGAAATTGCCGAACTCAGCCTGAACGCTGAGTGGAAACTCGTTCAGGCGATAAAGCAGGTCTTCGCGCAAGATGAAACGCACGAAGCTGAAGTTATCGCTGCATTCATGGCTGACTGGGCGAGAGCAGATGTCAGCGATCGCAATCAGTTAATTGAAGAGTGGAGAAGCGGAAAGCTTTCTCTTCTCAAATCAGAAAGCACCAGCGATACCGATGTTACAGCCGTTCAGGTTCCAGAACCTGAAAACGGTATTCAGATTGACGAGAATGATGACGAAACCACTCGTTATCCAGTCGTTCGTATGCCGTTCCGCAAGCAGCTACTCGCCCAGTTCACCGCCGACGAACTACGCCATCACGTAATTCGAGAAGAGTACGAAGCTATTAGCGCGCTGGAAATGGACACTGACAACAGCTATGTCCAGAACCTGCTGCTGGCGGCAGAAAACTGCGAAGAGGTTAAGGGTTACGATACCAAAGACCTGTGGCGCTACACCGACGCCATTCGCAAGGTGTTCAGCCAGGAGAAGCGTCACCAACTCGCTTTGGTTCTCCGATTCACCCGAATCTGGGCTTCGACTGATTACATTGACCGCGGCACCCTGGTGCGCGAATGGGCTGAGGGTAATCGCATTTCTGAAGTAGGTTCTCCTGCACCTTTAGAACCAGCAAAGCCAGAAACTACAGAATCCTATAAACGCGCTGTTGCCCAGAACATGGCGAACTTGAGCATTGAGATCGCGATTGCTCAGCTGTACCCAGATGCAGTGCCGGGACAAATCAACCGTACGCAACTCCTGGCCGCCAAAGAACTCGCTGACAAAAAAGATGAGTCGCACACCAAGGCGCTCAAGGTTCTTGGTAAAACTACCGACATCCTCGACTACGACGCCAACAGTATTTTTGGAGTTACCCGCGCTATTTCATGGTCTGGAGAAGAAAGCACAACCGAACTGCGTAGCCAGGTGCGTGAGTGGTTCACGGCGAACGGCATCTATGAAAGCGGTGAGCGCTCTAAAGGCTATCCAGAATGGAGCGAAGACTCCCGCGCGGTTCGTCATTCCACAGTGGAAGAACCAAGTACTCCAAGCCAACCAAAGGTCGCAAGCCTTGGCAGCGGCGTGTTCTCCATCGATGGTCTGATGGTTGGAAATACCGCCCCGGTCATTGATACCCCCTCAAATGAAGTCGAAAAAACGGAAAACACAGCGGAGACCACCAGCGATGTGCAGATGGAAACGACTCAGCCAGAGAAAGTCGAAAATACTGATCCGATACAACCAGGCGAAGGCGCTGATGCAGCTAATACGCCGACAGATTCCATAGCGCCGGAAGAGCAGCAGTCAGAGCCCGTAATCGAATACCCGGCTTACTTCGAGCCTGGCCGCTACGAAGATCTGCCGAATGATGTTTATCACGCAGCAAACGGTATCAGCTCAACCCAAGTGAAAGATGCCCGCGTCAGCCTGATGTACTTCAACGCGCGCCATGTGGCTAAAACCATCCCGCGAACAGCATCCAAAGTGCTGGATATGGGAAATCTGGTGCACGCTCTTGCACTGCAGCCGGAAAACCTCAAAGCAGAGTTCAGCGTAGAACCTGAGATCCCGGAGGGTGCTTTCACCACCACCGCAACTTTGCGTGAGTTCATCGACGCGTACAACGCCAGCCTGCCGGCACTACTAAGCGCTGACGAGATTAAAGCGTTGCTAGAAGAACATAACGCATCACTTCCCGCTCAAGTGCCGCTTGGCGGCAGCCTGGAAGAAACGGCTCAAAGCTATATGGTTCTCCCTGCTGAGTTCCAGCGTATTGAAGAAGGCCAGAAGCAAACGGCAACGGCAATGAAGGCATGCATCAAAGAGTACAACGCTACCCTGCCGCCGCAGGTGAAAACCAACGGTAGCCGCGACGCGCTGCTCGAACAATTAGCGATCATCAATCCTGATTTGGTGGCACAGGAAGCGCAGAAACCGACGCCGCTGAAAGTCTCCGGCAGCAAAGCAGACATGATCCAGGCAGTTAAGTCGGTTAAGCCAGATGCCATATTTGCCGACGAACTGCTGGATGCCTGGCGCGACAACCCTGGCGAAAAGATTCTGGTTACCCGCCAGCAACTGGCCACAGCTCGGGCAATTCAGTCTGCACTCCTGGGGCACCCGACTGCCGGCATGCTGCTGACACATCCAAGCCGCGCCGTTGAAGTGAGCTATTTCGGTTTCGACGACGAAACCGGATTAGAAGTGCGTGTACGCCCTGACCTCGAGATTGAACTGGACGGCGTGCGCATCGGTGCTGACCTGAAAACCATCAGCATGTGGAATGTGAAGCAGGAAAGCCTGCGCGCCAGGCTGCACCGGGAAATCATTGATCGGGACTACCACCTCAGTGCGGCTATGTATTGCGAGACCGCGGCGCTGGACCAGTTCTTCTGGATTTTCGTCAATAAAGACGAGAACTACCACTGGATCGCCATCATAGAGGCGTCCACCGAACTGCTGGAACTGGGCATGCTCGAGTACCGGAAAACGATGCGCGCCATCGCCACGGGTTTCGACACGGGCGAGTGGCCAGCGCCGATCACTACCGATTACACCGATGAACTGAACGACTTCGACCTGCGCCGCCTCGAAGCGCTGCGCGCTCAGGCTTAAGGGGGATATATGCATAACACAAACGTTACCGTTGCTGACCAGAACACCGTTATTAACTCCAACGTGGCTTTGTTCGATTCCCAGTATCTGAACGCCATCAGCACGTTCGCGCAGATTATGGCCCAGGGCACCGCTACTGTTCCTAAGCACCTGCAGGGCAATCAGGCCGACTGCATGGCTGTAGCGATGCAAGCGGCACAGTGGCAGATGAATCCCTTTGCCGTGGCGCAGAAAACGCACCTGATTAACGGTGTGCTCGGGTATGAAGCGCAGTTGGTTAATGCCGTCATCTCGCGCAGCGGCGTACTGGCCAGCCGCTTTGAATATGAATGGTATGGGCCATGGGAAAAGGTCGTTGGAAAATTCAATATCCGTAAAGGCGACAAAGGCGAGTACCGCGTCCCTGGCTGGACCCTGGCTGACGAAGCAGGGATCGGCATCATTATCAGCGCAACGCTGAAAGGCGAAGATCAGCCGAGAGAACTTGATTTACTGCTGGCTCAGGCCCGAACCCGAAACTCTACCCTTTGGGCTGATGACCCTCGCCAGCAGCTGGCGTACCTGGCCGTCAAACGCTGGGCGAGACTGTTCTGCCCGGATGTGATTTTGGGCGTTTACACTCCGGATGAACTGGATGATCGCCGTGAAGAACGAGAGGTGAACCCCGCACCGGCGCAGCACGTAAGCCTTGCAGACATTTCAGGTGACAACGTCACTACTACTCAAACGGCTCAGGAATCAGCTCAAAACATCGATGCACTTGCTGATGAATTCCGTGACCGCATCGAGGCGGCTCAGGATGTTGATAGTGCTAAAGCACTGCGCGCAGATATTGAAACCGTGAAGGCAACACTGGGTTCTGCCCTGTTCACTGAGCTGAAAAACAAGGCCGTGAAGCGTTATTACCTGGTTGATGCACGGAACAAAGTCGAAGCAGCCATCAATTCCTTGCCACCTTCAGATGAACCCGATGCAGCTGAGCGGTTCGAAGAGGTAGAGCGCGTTCTTGCATCGTCGAAACGCCATCTGGGCGACGAACTGCATGGTCAGTTCAGCATCACCCTGGCGGACATGAAACCGGAATACGTGGACTGACGAGATCGGGAGGGGAAACCCTCCCTCAAGGAGAAGAAATGCGACTGATTAATCGAGGCAGTAAGCAATCCCCTTTGGCTCGCCAGGCATGTGAAATCGCACTCGCCGCCCACCAGCAAAGATACGGTGACTATGGGCGCAGCAAGATGAAAGAGACTTATACGGTGAGAGTGGAAGGCGTGAAGGTCTGGGTTGAAGTGGTCAACTGCAAGGCAAGCTACGTGGCCACAGCAATGACCGGCATGCGCCGACTGCGTTCCCTGCCCGGCCAGGCAAACTGAAACTGAAATATCAACGACTACAGACCGGCATATCTATACTCATGCCGGTTACCTGAGGTGAACCATGTCGCAGGTAATTTTTAACGAAGAATGGGTTGTTGGCGCAAGACTCACAGAAAAAACAGGCCTGACCGAACGACAGATTGAGAAGTATCGCCAGGGCTGTTGGGTGGAAGGTGTCCATTTTAAACGGGTTTCTCCTTCCGGAGAAAAAACCTTGCGTGGCACAACCTGGTACAACTATCCGAGAATTAATCAGTTAATAAGGGATGCGTAAGATGGCAGCTTTGCCTACAGGTGTCGAAATCAGAAACAATAAGATTTGTATCTGGTTTATGTACCGGGGAAAGCGTTGCCGCGAAATTCTCAAAGGTTGGATTAACACCCCGGCGAACATCAAAAAAGCCGGGAATCTTCGGGCTGTGATCGTAAGTGAGATCAACCTTGGAGAGTTTGATTACAACCAGCGCTTTCCTTCATCATCCAGAGCAAAAAAAACCGTAACCACTGTTTCAGTTCAAACCTTTTCAGAGCTGTGTGAACTGTGGACGAGCATTAAAGAAACCGAAATTAGCCCGAATACCATGCGTAAGACTCGCTCACAACTCGGTACGTTAATGCACATCATTAACGGAGATACGCCTGTTTCAACTATACGCCACAGCGACATTCTGAAATACAGAAAGGAGCTGTTGAACGGTGAGACACTTTACCTGGCAAATCCCAGAAGTAACAAACAGGGACGCACTGTGCGTACCGTGAACAACTATATATCGCTTCTGTGCTCCCTTCTTCGGTTTGCACACAAATCTGGCTTTATCAGTGGCAAACCCTTTGAAGGGATCAAGAAACTACACAAAGGGAAAGTAAAACCGGATCCTTTAACGAAGCAGGAGTTTAGTTTGCTTGCGGAATCCGAGCGTGGCCAAAGCCTGAATATGTGGACGTTCGCAGTTTATACTGGTGTCCGTCATGGAGAGCTTGCAGCTCTTGCCTGGGAAGATATCGACTGGGAAAAAGGTACGGCTCATATACAGCGCAACCTTAATGCGCTAGGAATGTTCGTCCCACCAAAAACCGATGCAGGTGATCGAGTTATCACGCTATTAGAGCCAGCACTAGAGGCCTTGAAGGCACAGCGTACGCTGACTTCGTTACAGCCCAAAACCGAGATTGTTTTTCATCACCGTGAGTATGGTGCGATGGAATATCAAAACCTGCGATTTGTTTTCATGCCCAGGATGCGCAAGGGCGTACAGAAGGCCTACTACTCTTTATCGAGTATCGGCTCCAGATTTAACGCAGCTGTAAAACGTGCTGGTATTCGCCGCCGGAATCCGTACCATACGCGGCATACTTTTGCCTGCTGGCTGTTATCTGCCGGCGCTAACCCGTCTTTCATAGCCAGCCAGATGGGGCATGAAAACGCGCAAATGGTTTATGAAGTCTACGGTGCGTGGATTGAAGAAATGAATGGCGAACAGGTGCTGATGCTTAACGATAAGCTCGCACGCTGA